GGGGGGGGGGGGGGGGGGGGGGGGGGGGGGGGGGGGGGGGGGGGGGGGGGGGGGGGGGGGGGGGGGGGGGGGGGGGGGGGGGGGGGGGGGGGGGGGGGGGGGGGGGGGGGGGTGGGGTGGGGTGGGGTGCCCACCCCATGCCTGCGGGCGCGGGCGCATGTGTGTGCGATCCGGCCGCGCTGGCGGGTGGCACCCCCGGTTCAGCTATCCCTCCCCGGTTCAGCTATCCCGCCAGCACCCACGGTTCAGCTATCCCTCCCCGGTTCAGCTATTCCGCCAGCACCGGCCGGAGGCCGGGCGCGTTGGCGGATGGCACCCCCTGGTTCAGCCATTCCGCCGCGCTGGCGCGGTTCAGCCATTCCGCCCCGCTGGCGCGGTTCGGCCGCGTTCCTATGTTTTTTTCGGCGCCAGCGAATCCGCCGCCGGCCGGGCGCGAAAATTCCGCCAGCCGCCCGGACGGTTCAGCTATCCCGCCAACCGGTTCAGCTATCGCCCGCGGCATGTGTTGCCAATCGATTGGCAATACCGGCCAGACGGTTCAGCTACCCGGACGGTTCAGCTATCCGCTGCGCACCGGTTCAGCTATCCCGCCGGCACAGAAAAAAGATTCCGCGGTGTGCGTTTTTTCTGTTGACGGTCGATCGAATGTCTGCGCATTTAGCGTTTACCGGAAGGGCACAGCCCAACCAGCCCGCGCCTCGGGGAATATCAGGGGCGGAGACGAGAGATGGCCCCCCTCACCCTCACCTGGGCAGACAAATACCGCGCCGCCGCCATGCGGCTGCTGGACATTCAAGAGCGCGAGACTGACGACCTAGTCCGTTCCGCCCTTGGCGATGTTGCCGCCCGGTATGTCCTCGACGCGTTAGAGCATGACAAGGCGGCGTATGCCCGCATCCTGGCGCTCCGCGCCGAGATGGAGGGCTGAGACATGGACATCGTCCACACCGGCTATGCCGTGGTCGTCGCGCGCAAGCTGGGCGCCGGCCTCGAGGTCGAGCAAGTCAATTATCGCGCCCATGAGGAAGACACCGCGTGGATTGCGTATGACGCCATGTGCGCCCTGCGCTCGGTCCTGTGCGCCACCCTGGAAGGTCCAGGCGGCGAGGTATTGGCCACCTGGGAACGTAGGACGGAGGGCTGAGAGATGAGCCACACTCGCGAATGCGAACGCTGCGCCGGCAAGGGGACCATCCCCGCCCACAAGAATGTCCTTGGCGGCGTCTGCTTCCTATGCGGCGGCAAGGGCAAGATTGTCACCAAGGCAGCCCCTCGCAAAACGCCGAAATGGCTGATCAGCGCTACCACCAAGGACACCGGCGAGCATATCGCCATCTTCAGCCTACGCGCCCGCAACGCCGAGATCGCCCGCCAGATGGCAGTGATCCAGCTTGCCAGGGGCAACGGATACATCCCCACCAGCGCAACCGTAGCGGAGGGCTGAGACATGGCAAACATCACCAAATTGACCAAGCTAGTCGACGCGCAAGCGATGGCTCGCCAGCACCCCGATAACTTCCGGGTTCCCTCGCCGCATGAGTTGGCGATGATCGTGCCCGGCACCTACGTGAAGGTGTGCCGCGCCCAGGAACGGTTCTGGATTCAGATCAGGGGCGGCAACGGCAAATACCTGTTCGGCCTAGTGGACTTTCCGCTGGTGGACGAGCGCAACGACGACGTGCCGGGTGGCCTCGTGCGCATCGAGCATCGGCACATTTACGAAATACTGCAGGTGCCGCCGTCATAGCCGGTTCAGCTATCCGCGCCCGGTTCAGCTATCACGCACAGGAAACAACACAATGACCGAGACAACCGATTGGCTGGAATTTAAGGCGATGCGCGACCAGCGAGAGTGCAAGCCATGTCCGTTTTGCGGCATCCGGCACGATCCAGGGAAGACGCACCCCTACTGCACCGAAGCGACCTCGTTCCGCGCATGGCGCGCAGCCGGGAAGCGCCAGACGACCGACACGCTGGACTGGTCGAACCCCTACAGCGAGCCGAACCCCTACGACCCACGCAAGCGCGTCTAAGCGCCGGTTCAGCTACCCGGTTCAGTTATTCACACCCCGATGGAGACTATCCATGTCCGGTCGTTTCATTCCCATGACTAAGCTTGATGTAGAAGTAGGTCGCTTGCGGGCCTTCGCGATCACGGTTCGTCCTGATGGCTGCCCGGCTGAAAAGGAATTCACGACGCACATCGGCGCCGTCTCGCTGGCGCGCGCTTTGCGGGTTCTCGCTGACCGCATGGAACATCCGAAATGGAAGGGACCGGTGTGGAGCATCTCCCCTGAACTTGCAGGGGAGGACTGAGAGATGGCCAACCGTTACGCCATCATCGACCTCGACAGTGGCTACGTCTGGGGCGTCACCAACGCCGACACCCCGGAGCATGCCTGCCAGCGCATCGACTACACGCTAGGCCATGAAGCCCGCTCTTACGACTGCCACCGCCCAGGTAGCCGCGCAGAGCGATGGGGCAAGACTGGTTACCGCGTCCACCGCGTCAGCGGCGACTTTGATGTTGGGGACGGCCGGGATCGGGACATGATCGAAGCCACCGAAAGCTTCCCCTGTGTGGCGATCGTGCTGGTCGCGGATAGGGAGGGCTGAGATGACCCATCCCGACGCCTACCTCGTGCAGGGGGAATTCCCCGACTTTCCGGAAGAGGACATCCCGCCGGATATCCCCGCGTTCATGCAATGCACAGCCTGGCACAATGACACAGCGCCGACATGGGGGAACGTGGATAACTCGCTGTTACTGTCGGTGGACTATTCCGACAAAAGCCTGTCGGAGTTTCCCGACCATGGCGCGCGCCTCCACGTATGGATCGATGGCGACCTTCCGCCGCTCTACGAGGGCAATGATTGGGCCGCGGCGCGGCTAGCGCTGTGGGTGGCGCATATCGGGATCGGGTTCCACCCCGACACGCGGGGTGCGAGCTATGACCCGCCATTCACCCCCGAAGAGGTGGCGCAATACGACCGCATGCTGGTGGACGCTGCCGACAGCGACAAGGTGGGCGACATCTCACAGTTTGCGCTGAACGTCTGGGCGGCGCTGGGGTTGATCACACAAGATGAAGCGAGAGGCTGAGATGTTCGGCATTTGGACGACGGTATCGGGCGGCGTCACTGGCACGCGCTCTAGCTGGCTGAAACGGGACGGCGAGCCGCTGCGATATGACACGATGGCGGAGGCACAGCGGGCCGCGGAGGACTGCCGGGCGCGCTACCTGATGCAGCCCGACTGCACGCCGAGTGGGCGGCCGATCGCCCGCCAATATTTCATCGCGCAGGCGCTGCCAGGCACCGCGCCCTCGGTTCAGCTATCCCCCTCCGGTTCAGCTATCCCATCAAAATAAATCGCCGCGTCTGCGTTTTTTCTGTTGACATCGCATCCGATGTCTGCGCATTTGGTGTTCACGGAAGGGACGTTCCTTCCACCCGCGCCTCGGGGTTCAGGGGCGGAGACGAAGATGACCCTCACCGAGATGAAGACGCGGCTCGCGATGGTCGGTGCCCGCGCCGAGCCGATCATCCCCGAAGGCTCGACCGTTCCCAACGGATACATCCTGCGTGGCCCGCGCGGCACCAAGGGCTGCGTGACCTTGGATGCCGATGGCAACGTCCGCGACTTCTACGTGCGCCTCTGGTGCGACGGCATTGCAGACGGCAACCAACGCGCCGCCGAGCGCCGTGCCAGGCGGGGGGCCTAAGCCATGGACCTCTTCAAGCAGTTCAAGGCGGCGTGCAAAGCGGGCAACGCCCGCCACGCCACCCCCGAAAGCCTGCGCTTCGATGCCCGCGTGGCCTTCCTCGATGGCCGCACCAAGCGCGCCAAGGAACTGAACCGCAAGGCCGACCAGCTTGAGCGCGCAGCCCGCAAGGGAGCGAAGTGATGAAGTTGAGCAAACTGAGCAAGCTGGACATGGCGCGAGTGATCGTAACCGCGCTCTACAACTGTCCGAACCTGGTTCCTCCGACCAACACGGAAGCAATCGTGAGGGCGAAGCATGGCTCCGTGAACAGCCTGACCCGGCAATACAAGCTGGCGCTCGCTGCGATGGCGTCCGTCGCGCGGGAGGGCTGAGTGATGAGCAAGCCTCGCACCGTGACGGACTGGGTCTGGCTCACGGTCACGACCCCCGATGCCTGGAATGAGGACGCACGGGTTCCGGCTGATGCGGAGGAGTGGAACGAAAGCGACAGGCGCATCGTGATCCGCATGGAACGGTTAGCCCAGCGCGTCGGCACGCATGTGCAGCGCACCAGCTATCGGCTGCTGTGAGATGAGCAACATGCAGGCAGAGGTGTTCGAGGCGTTCCGTGCCATCGACATCCCGGAGGATAAGGCATTGAAGGCGGCAACCGCCCTAAGCCGGCGCGACGACGACGTAACCAGCATCAAGGCAGACGTTCTGCTTATGAAGTGGATGCTGGGCGTGAACCTGGCGCTGCTGATCGCGGTAGCGGTCAAGCTGTTTGTTCACTGAACGTCGCCAGCACTGGTTCAGCTAATCATAGGGGAGCGGTTCAGCTACCCCGCTTTGAGAAGAGAGACACTGACATGGTAAACCACCCCAACCGCGGCTTGCCCGCCCTTCCCGTCCTCGCTGATAACGGTCCCGACGCGTCGGTGCTCGGATTTGCTCGCACTGAAACCGCCGCTATGCGGATTGCCAAGGCTCACGCCGATAACAACGGCTACGATGTCGGGGCTGTCGGTGTGGCGCTTCAGGACGGCATCGAAGTCACCTACGATCCGATTATCAACACCCGTGCGCGGGCCGATCGCGCCAACGCTGCCGGCCGCGGGTGGGTGGTGCATTGGGACGCTGCCCCATGAGCGAACTCCAAACCACGATAGAGGCGCTTGGCTGGTCGCAACGCTATGCGGCCAGCCGGTGCGGGGTGACGGAAGGGACATTGCGCTGGTGGGCGCAAGGGATAAATGCGCGGGGCAATAAGCAGGAGGTTCCGCCTTGGGCGCTAGCGTATTTGCGTGCCTGTCTGGAGGCGGTAGATGCAATCAAGCCAGAGCGCCCCCCAGGCGTCAGTGCAACCACGCTCCGCCGCCGCAAACGCAAACGCAAACTCGAACTCGAACTCAAGCGCATCAACGCGGCGATGAGCGCCGCTGAGATCGTGGACGAGCCAGCACGATGAGCGGTTCAGCTATTCTTCCCGACCCATGATGGCGGCTCAGACCCACACGAACGGTTGTAACGCTCTATGCGCGATGCGAACTCAAACCATCGCTCGGCCATTTCCGACAGTGAGCAATCTGCCTTCATCGCCGCCTCTTGCAGGGCAGACCGGGTGCGCGCGGATACGCGGAGCGTCAGATTGTAATTCCGGTCGCTGCGAGGCCTGCCAAGCTTGCGTTTCGTCGATGCCTCTTCCTGCATAATCGTAGCCCCCGGATTTTTCGGCGGAACCGGTCAGAAATGTGCTCTGAGCGGTTTTGCTATTGAGGGGGAGGTGGTTCAGCTATCCGGATGCGGCCTTTGCATCGCGCTCTTTCAGCTTCTCTCGAATGAGGCGGGCGGCTTCCTCCAGATCAGCGAGGACTACCTCTGCGTCCCTGTCGTCCCAGACCTCGTCCTCTTCCAGCCAATTCTTGATCATTCCCAGGAACTGCCGCATGAAGAGCAACTCGGCATCGAAGAATGATGCCACCAGATCGAAATGCTTCTCTTCATCCGTGACGTAGGCAATGGTTATCTCGGCTGTCCTCTGCATGTCTTGCAGCACCAGCCTCGCTGCAGAAATGCTGATGCGAGCGACCTGGCTTTCAACGTCCTGTCTGACTTTGTCCATCGCATCCGCCACAGTCGCCATCGACGCCTTCAAGGCCTTTTCCGCACCATTCTCGACTTCGCGGTTCTCCGTGCTCCACCCCCATTGGTCGAAGTTATCGTTCCATTCCATGGTGGTGTCGTAGTCGTTTGGCTTGGGTGGAGTTGGTTCGATCATCAACCCGCTCTCCGTTCAGCTATCCCGTTTAGGCTTCGCGATATAGGTGGTGACCTTAACGATCTCGCCGTCCGCAACTTCGATGGTAATGCTATCCTCGTCACAGCCTTCCGGGGCGTCTTTAAGCACCGACAACATGCAACACCACTCGAAGGCGTCCGCGAGGGTGTAGAAGACGCGACCGCGGGATTTCAAAGCTTGCTGCAACCCGTCGAAAAGCAAGTCTGGCAGCGGACTCCCTGTCTTTGCATCGCGATACTCTATCTTCATCAGCCCGATCTGGATCATGCGCGCTCTCCGTTCAGCTACCCGACAGCGTGCGTAGTTTATACTGAAGCTCCGTCTCAGGCCTCTCGTTTCGCAGTTTGATGTCGAAAGCTGCCGCCGCCCCGGCTAAACCACCTTCACGTAACAACTTCGGATCGCGCAACTTACGCACCGCGGTCATTTCCATCTGTCGTATGCGCTCGCGGGAAACATTAAACGCCTCGGCTACTTCATCAATCGTATGTTCGCGATCATAAGGATCGATCCCGAATCGCATACAAATCACCCTGCGTAGCCGTGGGTTGTGCAAACTCTCGATGGCACGCAGCAGAGCCTCCGCCCCTTGGCTACGCGCCACCTCCTGTTCTGGAGTCTGCGGGGCGTCGAGCAGTGCCTGCGAAGACCTGCTATCGATTAGCGCCGCCACCTGATTTTCGCTCATGCCCACGGTAACACTATTAGTCACGAAAGCATTGGTGAGCGCAGAAGCCGGGAAGAGTTCCTCGACCGTCCTGCCCAAGAATGCCGTCAGCTGTTCTGCGGACGGCCGCAGTTTGCCCTTTTGGTTGAACGGCGGCAGCGCAAGACGCAGGAACTGACTAAGCGTTGGTCTACTGATGCCGCAAGCTTCAGCGAACTCCTTGGCTGTCTCGTAGCCAGCGCGTTGGATCGAGGCTCGCAGTCTTCCATTGCGGACAACAATGGTAACGTCGAAGTCTGCCTCAATGTCGGGATTAGGGATGATAGAGCGCATCGAGCTGCTCGAGCGATGCCCGCAGCCAGGTGGCGCCGGTTCCCTCGCGGATCCGGAACCGCCGATCGAACTCGGCCGTGCTCTTATTTCCGACGATCACCCACCAGAAAACGGTGTCGGTGTTCAGCCCCATCTGCACCATCACCCGTCGCACTTCCGTGATCGCCCGCAGCTGACGTTCAGGCATGGCCGTGCGCGAGCCTGGAGCCACCCTGATGCCCTCGCCCAGGAAAGACCCACCTGACCCCCCGGTCGCCCACGAAAGGGCGTCCAGGAAGCGCGTAGCGGCGTCGTGGTGGCGTTTGGTGATCACCCCCCTGGTCAGCAGCTCGCGCAGCGTGGTGTAGCGCCTGGCGCCCCTCACGACCGGCCGGTTGCCGTTCCTGTCCGCGGCCCGGTCGATGTCCTCGCGAGTTTCGAGGATGACTTCGGCGGCGCCCATGTAGGTCATCCTTCCATCCCGGCCGCGGCGCACGCACGGTCCGAAGTCGCTGGCGGTTTCTTCGGCTCGAATGGAGGCGGTGGTTCTCATGCCGGTTTGGCCTCGCCGTCCTCGAACCAGCCGCGCTGCTCGGCCATGTCCTCGAGGTGATCGAGCAGCTCGCGGAGCAGCCCGTAATCGTCCAGCTGGATGACGGCTTCGGATCCATCCCGACGCCGGGCGATGAGGCGGATCGTGTATGCGTAGGGGATGGTTCGCTCAGTCACCTCCGCGCCCTTTGCGCCCTATTGCGACCTAAGCTGCGACCTAACCCCACTAAGGCCGGTAGAGTGCGACCTAAGATCGACCTTATCCAAACCCCCCTAAAGGGGTTTGGAAAGGTCTTAGGGCGCAACCGGCCAACGTGGACCTTTTGGAGGGTGGTGGTGCGCCCTATTGCGCCCAAAGGTGCGCCATAAGCCCAAACCGGAATGATCATGTCGAAGGCCTCTTGGTCGGGTTCACTTTGACCCCGGTTCGGAGCTTCCGGTGGGTCGGGTGGTAGTAGTCGTCCTCGAACAGCAGGCCGGAGTGGAACCACACGGCGATCATGGCTTTTGCCTGTTCTTCGTTCACAGCCAGCTCCTCCATGACGGGTTGTCCGACCCAGCTTCCGCCGCCGCCGCGTTTGGTGCGGGTGAAGCGCACCCCCTCCCCCGGCCCGGCCTCGATGCGGTCTAGCACGGCGTTGAGTTCGAGCGACTGGGTTTTGCCGAACACGGTGGGCGGCGTCCACGGCACTGCTGCCGCCACTTGTTCGCCGTTATCCAATTGATACGCAATCCGCTCGAACCATTCCGCGGCGTGAATGGGCGAGTGGTTGAGCTTGGCGCCGTCGATACGAAAGAAGTCCAGTCTGCGCTCGCTATCGATGCCGAAGGTGGACGCCTCCTCAACCGACATGACGGTGAGCGTGAGCACGATCCGTGCCGCCGACGCGATGGCTGACGCGCCCCTGACGGTGTCGGGATCACCTGGGGTGGCAGAGCTGCCTTTCCGCGCGTGATGCAGCAGGATGACGGCGATGTTGCGCTTGACGGCGACGTTTCGAAAATGTGCCAACACCGCCCGGATGGCATTGTTATCGTTCTCGTCGGAATCATGCAGTTCAATGAATGGATCGAGAATAGCAACGTCTGGATTATGCTGTTCGATCAGCTCCTCGACAGCGCGCAGGATCTCGGTGGACTTGGTGCTGCCCCAGTCCTTATCGCGGTGGACGAGGCTGCCGTTGGCGCATGGTGCAACCCGTATTACACGCCCCACCAGATCATGCGGCGCCGCATCGAACTGCCGCAATGCGGCCGACAGGCGACGGCGCTGTTCGTCGGTATCATCTTCCACATTGTAAACTAAACAGCGGCACGGTTTGTCGGCGCGAAAGCGGTGGAATGATCGTCCGAGCGCGAGCGCTACGGCCCATCCCAGCGTGATCATGGACTTGCCGCCGGCCCCCGGCCCCGAGAGCACGGTGAGGTGGCCGCGGAGCGCATAGCCGTGGGCAATCCACGGTCGCTGCGGAATGTCGCCCTCGCACCAGTCGCCCGCGTCCACCGTGATGACCGGCCCCTTTTTGAATAGCTCACGCTGCTCGAACGCGGCGCTGCCGAAGCCGCTGGAGGCATAGTGGGAAGCGAGGGCAGCGCGGCGGCGGATTTCCTCGATATCGTGGACGGTCCCGGTCACGCCATCGCCTCCCTCTTCCTCTGCCACGAGATGCGTCTCCGATGCTCGACGGTTGCGTGATGCAGTGCTTGCTCCAGTAGCGCCTCGGGAGGTGGAAGGGGGCAATCGAGTGCGGCGTCCCCGATAGCGAGTCGCGCTCCGTCCAGTGTGCCCCCGCGGTTGAGAATCTGCACTGCCAGCTGGGAAAGCTGCGTGAATGTCGCGGCGTGGGCCTCCTCCTGGCGATGCCATTCGTCCACCAGCATGCGGTCAGCGAAGCGATCGGCGTCGAGCTTCAGCTTGCCGCGGGATGCGTGGCGCCTGGCAGTAACGCGCAGTTCGTGGTGCGCTTCCTGCGGCGTGAGGATGGATCCGTGGATCAGCCGCGCCAGCCGATCGGCCTCGGGCTGGATCCAGGCACGCATGAAGTATTCCTGGCCGGTGACGACGGTGTTCATACGCCGCACCACATGCCGCAGGCTTCGCCGCCCTCGATCAGTCCCTCGTCGAACGGCAGCCGGGGTGTGCGCGCCACATAGTCTGCCATCACCGCATACGGCTCGCGATCGGATCTGAAGCGGCGGAGCTTTTGTGAGCTTCCCCGCGGGATGTTTTCCATATCGGCCCACCATTGCATGCGCTCCGGGTGGTCACGCTGCATTCGCATGATCGCTGCCCGGCTTTTCTGGAAGCACCCGTCGCAATTGCCTTCCCATTTTCCGGCCAACTGCAGATCGAAATTCTGCTGGCTCCAGAACGCGGTGATGTCTTCCAGCGCAATGCCGGCCGCGGCGAGCGGCGTGCAGATCGTCCATTGGTCGGTCGTCGGCTGCCGCACGCGTTCCAGGCGGTTTTGCTCGTCGGCGCGCAATCCGACCACGTTGTCCCAGCGCCGCCAGCGCAGTTCGCGGACCACCCAGCGCTTGATGCTGCGGATTTTCAGCTCGGTGGTGCAGGAGCGCTGCACGGCGTTGGGCAGGGCGGATTGCTGCACGAGCAGTGCCGAGAATGGCTCACCGTTGCGTGCTGCCGAGTGATGGGCGACGACGCGATAGCCGTCAGGCTTGCGGGCGAGGAACTCGAGCCAGACGATCGGCACGTTCCAATGGACGCCGCAGTCGCGGACGAAATCGAGGGTCGGCGGCATTTCCCGGCCGGTATTGGCGAAGCACACCACCACGTTCTCAGGCAGTGTGCCGCCGTGGGCTTGGAGGATACGCCAGAGCATGTATCCGCTGGTGCGTCCCCCGCTGAACGAGATCACGGCCGGGCCGGCAATGCGGAACGGGTCGGTCATTGCATGCGGCTCCTGCGGCCGGCGTCGTAGCCGTGCGCGGAGGCGGCAATCACTTTGGTGGTCAGCACAAGGAATGGTTTGATCGGCTTCTCTTCGCATTCGGCCGTGCGTCCGATCAGGATCCCCATGACGTGGGATAGCGCGAGCATGAAAGCCGGGAACTCGCCGGCCTCGCAGGGCGCGATATCGCGGAATACATCCATGAGGCGATTGCAGTAGTGATCGACCGTTTGAGGGTGCGGCATATCGGTCATGGCGCTGCCTCCTCGGTCACCGGCTTCAGCGCGGGCCAGCAATGCTCGCACCAGAGGCGATCCGGCTCGCCGCGGTAGACGACGAAGCCGGTATTGCCGGCGCCGATGCGTTCGGCCTCGCGACCAGGTCGAACCGCGATTACGGCGGTGCTGGCGCAGACCGTGCAACGGAGGGGAAGGTCGGTCATCACTAATGGATCTTGGTGCTGCCCGGCGGCGGACCCCCTTCCCTGCGCATGCGGTCCACCTCCTCGAACAGGATGTGGATATCCAGTTCTTTTAGGCGCGACAGGATTGGGTAGGCTTTTTCCCCGCACTCTTCGATCAGCCACAACCAATACTGGATAGCGGCCTCGCGGCGTTGATCGTGCATGGGCAGTTCACGCGGGGCTATTGATGCCGCTGCTTTTGCCTGGGCTGCGATGTTATCTGCCTGTGCCTGCTTGCGCTTTGCCTTCTCCGCCTTCTTCTCGGCGAAAGAGCGCAACGCCTTGATCTGTAGGTCGGTGCCCTCGTGTGCAGCCGCATAGATCAGCGCGTGATGGTTGTTTGCCAGCCCCAGGTTGATGGCTTCCTGCTTGGCTCGCTCGGGGAGGAGGTTGATCGCTTTGGCGCGGCCAACCGTCTGGCGGCTGACACCCATCTTGCGGGCGGCATCGCGATCACCGCGCTTTTGACCTTGGCCGTGTCGTATACTAGGTGGCCCAACTTGGGCCACCTGGTATCCCTCGTCCGCCCGCTTCCGTTGCCACTCGGCCTTGGCTGCTGTGCTGCAAGTGACGCATCGGCCGATTGATGTGTAATAGCCGTCATCATGGCCCTTCCGGCAAGGCTTGGCCGGATAATAGAACATCGCCCCCGCCGCTACGGCTTCCGCGCGCGTCTTCAGTCGGTTGTCCTTCACTTCCGGAACCCCTTCCATCACGCCGCCAAGCAGCTTTGCCCGCTCTGCGATCTGTTCGGACCTCTCGATGGCAGTCAGTTCGGTGCGGCGCAGGTTTTCATCGATCTCCCAGATCCGGGCGTCCAGTTCGTTCTCGAACACCACCGCGTCGATCTCGTCCCACCCCAACGACTGCGCTGCGGCAATGCGATATGCGCCTGCGATCAGCACCGGAACGCCGTTCTCCATTCGGACACTGATCGGCATCTGCAGCCCGATTGTCTCGATGCTCTCCGCCAGCAGCTTGACTGCTGGCGATTGCACCACTCGGCGCCGTTCACGGTCGATGCGAATGGCGCTGATCTTGATGTTCTGCGATATCATCACTCCACCTCCGGCAGCCTGATGGTGAAGTCCCAGGTGAACTTGGATGGCAGCCGGCGCGTCATAACGGCGTTCCACGCGAGGATCACCGCGGCGACAATCTTGACGGCGCTCTCGCGTGAGGTTCGCCCTGGCAGGTTTCGTTTATCGCGGATGAACTCGCGCAGCCGCAGGACCGGACTGCGGGCTGGTAGGTCTGCGCCGCTTACGAGCGCATCCCAGAACGTCTCCAGCCGGTCGTTGCGGGACGATTTGTGCGCAATCGTCCAATAGGCCATGGCGGCGGCGGTTGGTGGTATCAGGAAGCGCAGGCGTTTCCCGGCTTTTATTGCGGTTTCAAACAGCGGATCGCCTCCGAACAATTCTTCCAGCCGCTCGGTTTGCGCCACGCGATCGAACACGGTGTTGTCTTCCAATTCGATCCGCATGATCAGGGCGACGAGGGACTGCGCTACAACGGCGTTGGCGTGACCATGCTCGCGTGCGATATCGGCAACACTGCGTGGCGTGCCCTGGTCGTAGAAATCGCACTCGGCGGGGTCGCACCCGAACACCACGGTCATCGGCACGGTAGCGCCCGATTGGATCACTGCCGAGAGCCGATGCTGGCCGTCGCGGAGGATCCCATTGATGTCAAACTTGACCGATTCCGGGGTCGGCGCCCACCTGGCCTCCACCATAGCGCGGGCGATGATTGCGACCTTGCCTTTTCGCAGCAAGCGGTTGTCGAAGTTGCGCGCCATCATGGCGTCGGCCCACTCCGGGTTGATCATCATTTGGACGAACTTGTGGCCGACCTTGGTGTGGTTCGCGAGGAGTGCTGCAAGCTGATCGGCCACCGAAGGCGTTTCGGGTGCCTTGGGTTCGGCCGGTAACGACGCTGCGACTACCGCCTTGTTTTGGGATGCTGCGGCGGGCAGCACTTCGAGGTGGGGCTGGGGCGAGATATTCGGTGTGTGCGCTTTGCGTTTCCTCATGTGTTTCATGTCACCTTGTTCCTGCATTGAAAGCTGTGTTGGTCGAACGGGCCGTGGAAGAATTTGCAAGTCGGTGAATCGCGGGTGCATACCGGCAAAGATGCGATAGGCGTGTTTCTGCCAGCCGCCGAATTCGCGGTGGGTAATTGCGTGCTCGATAAAGGTCATGTCATCGAGGCGGCGTGGTGAATTCGTCTGTGACGACAGCCGTATTGCCTGGTGATCTTCATCGATCTGTTCGCGCCAGGCACGTAGACGCGTCTGCCAGCCGCCGTCTTGATGGCGTCCGGTTGCGCGGGTTACCAGTTCCAACAGTTTGTAAAAGTTGGTGTCCGGCAAATAAACGATTGTGTTATGCGCGGAGGGTTCGTTCATGCCGCCCTCTCCTGCCGCACCCGCGTCGGCACTCCCCATTGCCGCAGCACTGCGAGCACGTCGTCGGTCGATCGACAGACGGCAATCCGCATTCCCGCCTCGCGCAGTCTTGGGAATACGTCGCGTTGTCCTTCGATCATCCGTGGTGCGCCGCTGCGGGTTCTGACCATGCGGGTGTAGGTGAGCGTGCCGGTCGCGCTCTTCAGTTCGATGCCGAATATCCGCCCGTCATGGACCACGAGGATATCGGGCCACCCTGCCTGGAGGCCAAACCGGTAGAGCTTGGCGGTAGCCTCGGGCGGCAGCTTGACGTTGCCGGCGGGGAAGCATGTGAAGGCTGCCGGCGGCAGCAGCACGAGCTTCAGCATCGCTACCACCTTGCAGTGCAACTGATCCTCGTTCGGTTCGCCAGTGAGCCGGAACGGCTCGCTCATTTCCGGCCTTTTGCTCCCGGTAGGATGAGCGGGTTCTCACTTAAGGACGTGCGTGCCCGCCCAGCGACCTCGAGCGCTGCTTCACCCAGCGGCGTGTCGGCCAGCAATCCCAGCTTCACCAGCATCTGGTCGCGTGCGTCCTGGGCGTCGTCGAATTTCAGCCGCTGCTCACGGCTCATCAGCTTGATCTTGACGACCTCGCGCAGCGCCCGCTTGTTGTGGCCGGCGTCATCCGCCTTTTGCAGAAGTTCGTTGATCTGTTCGGTAATTTCGCGCCGTTCAGTTTCCAACGCTTCCAGCCCGCTGACGTAGTAGGGCAGCGTGTCGTTGGCGCCTGGCACGGTGAGATCGACGATTTTGTCAGACGTGGAAGTGGACATGGAGATGGAACCCTCCCGGTTGTTCCGGTGATTGGCGGACGAATCCGACATAGGCTTTTCGGCAATGTTCAAGGCAGTAGCTGCGTCCTTGCACGCTGGGCGCTTCGCAGAACCGAAACCCAGGCGTGCGTGGATGCCCGATGGGCCACTGGCAGGCACTGACTGGCCCAGGCAGTGGTGGGATCCACACCCTGAGTGGACGCTTCTCCGGTGCAGGAGTCTCGGGTGTCGGTATTTGTGGTTTACGTGCCGCCTGCTTGATCATGTTGTTGGTGACGCACGGCTTGGGTTCGGCCGACACATGCCCGGCAATCGGTGAAGCGCGCGGTGTCAACAGCAACCGATGGGCACGCCCGACGACGGCGTTTTTGCTGCGCTTCATGATCCCGCCGATGATGCGGCTCGACAATTTCTGGTCCCACAAAGTCCGCAACAAGGCGTCGTCCTCGGCTGGCCAGGACGGGCTGATGTTGTTGCTCACGGGGAACCACCCCGCTCTTGGCTGCCGTCCCCGATTAGGCTATTCCTACGTGGGTTAGCGTAGGCGGTTCGGATCCGATGATACGCCACCGTCACGACGAGTGCGCAAACCAGGGGCCACACCATGATAGCTCCCGCGCTCATTTGGCGGCTGCCGTGGAATTCGGTGCCGCTCTCCGACGATATTGGGGGGGTGGATCCCACAGGTCAGGCCGTAGCACATGCCGTGGCACGCCGCTGGCGCGCTCGATGGCGGCGGCGCGTTCGGCGGGCGCCCGGCGCCACGAATAGATCGACGGCAGCTTCACGCCTATGGCGCGGGCAAACACGGTGGGACCACCAGCCTGACAGATGGCGCGATACAGCGCGTCATCCCAGTTGTCGGTGCTATTCATGCCTCTCACTTTCCAGTTTCAAAAGCAGAGCGTCAATCACCGTGGTGCTCTCATGAACGACTATAGAGAACAGGCGGAACGAATTAGGCTAGCCTTACTCGAACACCGGATGACAAGCGCACAACTCGCGCGGAAGGTTCAAGTAAGTCCAGCTACTGTTACGAACTGGCTGAAGGGAAACCATGGCATGCGGGAAGAGACGGCCCGGAAGGTCGCCCGCGCTCTTGGCAAATCGACTTTCTGGATATTGCACGGCAATGACAAAGACGGAGAAATGACCACTCTCAGTAACCGGGACATAACGCTGTTACGTATGTTCCATGCCCTAGACGAGGAGGGTCAAGTTTCTGTCATGATGACGGTGCGCTCCCTTATTAGGCTGTCCTAATACTACTGTTAGGCCAGCCTAATATAATCCTTAGGCTAGCCTAATTCTGGCAAGAGTCCTGTCGCACCGGTTCGTGACTGACAATACCACAAAATTCCCCGCAGCTGGTTGACTCTATATTTAGGCTGTCCCTAAGCTGTCACCCTTCGGTCATAGGGGGGCGTCGTGGAAGACATTGCCGTGGCGAATTTTGCAGTCCACGACTACAACCCTCCTCGTCTGCCGGGCTTCCAGATCCGCAATCTCAGCGCGCTGGAATTCGCGCGCGGCTTCACGTTCTGGCATTATCACGCCGTTGCCGATACGCCAGAGATGTTGGCCGCGCCTGGCTATTTCGACGCCGCCCAGGACATGTTCCAGCCCGGCGACTTCATCATCGTCTCCGGTGCGTCCTGGGGGATCACCGGCTTCATCACCGCGGTGTATCCGCATATCGTGCTGTCGCCCGCCCTGCCCGTGCCAGTGCCGTCATGAGCCTCGCAGTCGAAATCCGGCAAGTCGCCAACACGCTGGGCGTAGACCGACCCGACGCCGCCAAACGCCTGCTTTATATTGCGGTGCGCATCGAGCGCCTGGAACTGCAGACCGACGATATCGCCGCCGATGCCCAGCAGGCCGAGCAGCTGCGCCTGCAATTCTCAACCCGCCTGCCCCGGCCCGGCGTGATCGAATTCCCTCGCTCGCGGCGCCGTCCGCTATGAGCGATCCCGACCTCTACCTGATCTGGTCGATCGAGCACCGCGCGTGGTGGGCGCCGGCACGGGAAGGATATGCTCGCCAGCTATCCAGGGCGGGGCACTACAGCCATGCCGATGCGCTGGACATCTGTGCCAGCGCCATCCCCGGCACCGCCCGACGCATCGGGCAGTTTCCCGAATTGCCAGTCAGGCTGGCCGATATGCAGAGCTTCGTGGCCGATCACGCGAAGCGCTTTCCGAACACCGGGGAGCCTTGGGAATGACAGGTTTTGTCGTCTTTGCGTTGGTTTATGTTGCCGCTGTAACTGCAGTTTACTGGCGACTAAGCCGATGACCGGCCCCTCGCCCTACACCATCGAGATGGCCATGTCGGTCGCGGAGGCCACCCTGGCCCGGCTACGCGATGCCGGTGAGATCGACATTGAAACCGACGAGGCAGCGCTGCTCGCTCTGCTAGGCGAGCCGGGTGTCGAGATCACTCGCCTGCTGGAGCGCATCGTCTCCGCAGCCCTGGAGGCGGAAAGCCACGCCATGGCGGCGGCAAACCGCATCAACGCCATCACCAGCCGCAAGCGACGGTTTGAACGGATGGCCGAAACCTGGCGCGGCACGGCGCTCGCGATGATGGATGCACTCGGTATGAAAACGCATGTGGGCGGCGAATTCACCGTCACCATGGCCGGCGGCATGCCCCAGGTCGTCATCACCGATGAAGCGCTGCTGCCCGAAGAGTATTGGCGGATCACACGCGCTCCGGAGCTGCGCGCGATCAGGGCGGATCTGGCCGAAGGCGTGGTAATCCCCGGCGCCGATCTGTCCAATGGGCCACCCTATCTCAAGGTGAAAAAGGGATGAGCAACACCGTCACGCCGACTTCGGCCGTCGCGCCATACCGCCCGCCGACTGCCGGGCTGGTGCCGAAGAACATGGACGAGGCGATCCGGCTAGCCAACGCCATGAGCAAAATGAAGTCGCTGCCCGAGTGGCTTCACGATGCCCCGGATGACTGTCTGCAGATCGTCGAGCTTGCCATGCGGTGGGGCATGTCACCTTTTGCCGTGGCGCAATGCACGAGCTTGATACATGGCAAGCAGATGATCGAGGGCAAATTGGTTGCGGCGGCGGTCGAGACGAGCGGCATGCTGGCGAGCCATTTCACCTACGAGCACAGCGGGGCCGGCGACGACCGTGCCGTCACCGTCAGCGCCACCCTGAAGGGCGAAGCCAAGCCGCGGAAGATCACCGTGGTGCTGAAGGATGTCCGCACCCTTACCAAGGATGGCAAGCCCAACAGACACTGGACCGGGGGCCAGGTCGATCAGCAGCTGGGCTATAGCGGCGTTCGCACCTGGGCGCGGCGCCATACCCCGGCAGTGATGTTGGGTGTCTACTCGCGCGAGGAATTCAACGAGCCAGAGGAAGGCGAAGCCTTCACCGGTCCCACCATCGAAGCCAGCGCGCTCGACGATCCGGAACCCGACGCCCCTCTCCGTCCCACAGGCCCGCGGGGAGATCGCGGGGAGGCGCCGCCCGCGAGCACCAACTTGCGCGATCAGATCAACGAGGAAGTCCCGATACCGCCGCGCCCGCCAGCCGAAACCGCGCACGAGCGGATGGCCAGCTGGGTCGAGGGTATCGTCGAGCGCTTCGCGGAATGCACCAGTGCCGTGGCAATGTTTAAGCTGGTCGACGAAATCCAGCTCGACAGGACGATATTGAAGGAGTCCGCTCCAGAGCTGGACAAGCAAATTGGCCGTGCGGTGAAGGAAGCCAACGCCCGCCTGGCACCAAAGCCGGAGGACGGCAAGTCAGAGCTGCCCCTGTGAAGGGCGGCGACGGCTGTCTGACGTGCCGCTACTGCGTGTTCCATACGCCCTCCGATTGGACGCCGGTATACGAGGGGCACACGTTTGGCGGCAGAGATGCGGCCAGGGTCATAAGAGAGACAGGATATCATATCAGTGCGATCTGCGCTTTCATGCCGGAATGGCGTGAAGTCGAAACCAGTCATTGGTGCGGACAGCACAAGATGCGTAGCGGTTTCAGGCACAGCGAAACGGTATCCGAAGCCATCCACGGCTCTTGGCTGAAGCAAGAGAGGGACAGCCAGAAACTGACAATTGCGAGGCTGCAAAGAGAACTGAAGGTGGCGCGCGACTTGTCAGCTAACCGGCTGAAACGGCTAAAGGGAAAGCCGCCGCGGCGGAAAGGGATCGCGCCGCCTCACCCCGACACGCAAGAACCAGCACCATGAACACGACCTACCAGGTCATCCGCCCGAACGGCGGCGCCGATACCGTCCATCACGCCGATCTGCCGCAAAGGCCGGGCCTCGACCTTCTGAAGTCGATCGTCCTGCCCTACCTCGATGGCGCTCGCTACATGGAGCGCGTCAATGTCCTGCACGCCGGGCACTACACCGACATGTTCGTGGACGAAGATGGCATCATGAAGAAGTTGCCGGTGAACGAAGCAGCGACAGCGATCTACCGCGCCAATTGGCTGCACCAGCACCCCAAGACCGAACCCAGCACCCTGCCCGCGATCTATGGCCCCGCCGTGCTGTTCCAGCGCCGGGTCTGGTTCTAGCGCGGCCAGCATATGGCGTTCGTAAAGATATCACCGAGCTTCACTCGCGGCACGAACCGGGACCGCGTTGCGATGAGCGTGGTGGTCGATAAGAAGCGCAATTATGTCCACCTGCTGATCCACATCGGGGCGAACGTGTGCAAGACCGCCGGATGGGAACCCATTGAGCGCATCGACGTGTCGGAGGGCACCGGCATGGACGCCGGCAAGGTCATGCTGGCGCGCTCACCGACCGGTTATAAAATCGGCTCCGCCCATGACGAATACGCACGCATCCTCCGTCTACCTGTTGGGAAGATGCAGCACTATCACCTCGAAGCGGCTCCGCAGGGTCACACGCAGTGCGAATTCTCGATCGACAAGGATGCGGGCATCCTGATCGAGGTGCCTGAGTGGCTGCGGGGTAACAGCTCGCCCTTAGTCCCAGTTACCCCTCCAGACGCGCAGCATCAGGGCGATGCCGATCTCGCTACTGACTGAGCCGGGTCTGGTTCTAGAGCGGCCCCGACTGCTCCCAAAGACCCTCGGCAAGTGACTCGGCCCAGGCTTGGGCGAGTGCTAGGCGTTCCTTCCGCGGGAACTGGATGAGGGTTTCGGTCATGAGTTTGGCCAGCAGGACATAGGCTTCGAGCGGCCGGAGCGTTTCAAGATGGTCGTGCAGCACTGGATAGAGGAATTCCGCCTTCGCGTAGGTGCGGCGTAAGAGCTTGGCCTGCATCTCCGCCAGGTCGCTCATGGGTCGTCTTTGTCAGTGGGGGTAAGGGCCACGGCGATGGCATAAAGCGCGGCGGCTTGGGCGAAGGCGGCGGCAAGCCCGCGGTTTCCTTCGTTGAAGGCGGCGTTGGCTTCGCTTTCAAGGCTATCGCGGTTGCGGATGTTGTCGTCATAGCCGACCAGTATTTTCAGGGCGGGTTTCCGTTCGCTCATGGCATTAGTCCCAATCTCCGTTCCACACCCGCCATATCGTCACCCCGCCTGCGATGATCACGGCGGCGATCAGCACCAGGAACAGCAAGCTGATCATGCTGCTTCCCCCTTGCAAACCGGACCATTGGTCCTATAGTAGCCGGCACGGAAGGGCATTCAAGCCCGCCGGTAAATAGGACTGTCCCACGATGAAGAAGTCCATCGCGACCCTTGTGGCCGCAGCGATGACGCTTGCCGCCTGTTCGTCGCCCACCAAGACCCAGCCCTACCTCAATGCGGCCGAACTCAACTGCAAGGACGGGTATCAATACGACTGCCAGATGATCCCGCAATACAAAGCCCAGGTGGAAGCGGAGCGCGGCCAGCAGAGCGGCGCGGTCCTTGGCGCCATCGCACTCGGGCTGGGAGCGGTGATCCTCGGCGCGGCGGAAGGCTATGCGTCCACCCGGCCGGTCTACGTGGTTCGTCCCTGCTGGCGGCGCTACTGCTGATCCGCCTAGCATGTCGGGATGGATGCCCAGCAGCTTTACGCGATCCGGATTTCTCTCGACCTGACGCAGGGCGAAGCCTCGCGCCTGTTCGGCGTTGAGGAGCGAACGTGGCGGCGCTACGAAGGCGGAACGCGAGCCATCCCTAAACCGGTGGCTCGCCTTCTGCTTCTGGTGGAGCAGATGCCGGGGGCGCTGGAAGAACTGAAACTGATCAGCCAGTGGCGACCCAGACGTGCGCCGAGTGCCACGACTGGGTAACACTGTGGCAGGGAAGCCACGTGTCCAATTGCACGCATCATGAGGAAACGGACATTTGCAAACGTCGATTAGCGGGCTGGCGCCCGGTTTTCCGCGCCGTTGCGCGATATTGCGCGATATGGCGCAGGGGGTTTCGCGCAACCCCAGCCGATCGTCCGGGTGGTGACGCAAACTCGCCGTGTTGCTTCAATCTAGGTTGATAGGCGACGCAATATCATCAGGATGCGATTCCATGTCGTTGAAAGCTTTCAGGCGAAGGACGGCCTCCTCGATGATGCGCGCGGCGGCTCCCAGGTCGAGCTGCTCCACCTTGACGGGCACGAGCAACTCCACGGGCATGGTGGGATCCGCCTCTTCCGCGAGGTCGGCAATGACGTGGTCGAACTGCGCCACGATGCCATCGAGGGCGGCTATCAGGCGAACTACGGCGAGGTAGTCGATGCGGGATTGGGCCATGATGTCAGCCGGTTACGTAGACTGATTGTAATAGCCGTAGACGCAGCGTCGGGCGATGCGGTCAGCCTTGCCGGGTTCGCTAACGAGCGTGGCGCGCTGCGGGTCGCCGGTATCGTGGACGACGTGGTCGATCACAGCGACGAGGTGGCGGCTGACCGAGACGATGATACGCCCGGCCGGAAGGTCGTCCTCGCAGAGGGTAACGGTGGTGCCCTTGCCGATGGCCATGGTGGGATGCCAGTGCCAGCCGAGCACCTCTAGGAAGCGCCGGGTGGTGGGTTTGTGGACGCCATTGCGGGCCGATGAGCGGCGGGCGTTTCCTTTGATCCGCTCAAACTTCCCGATGAAATTCAGGTTGGAGTAGACTTCGCGGTAGGGCTTGCCGGTGGCGATGGCGACGGCACGGCATACGCAATCTCCCGCGATGCCCTTAAAGCCAGCAGCGGCGCGCCCGCCGTCGTCGTAGGTCCACGCCATCTGGGTCTTGCCGTCCCAGCAGAGCAATCGGGGTGTGCCATTCATGACGGCAGCACACTACGGTTCCGTTCGATCCAGTCGCGCATGGCGTCTTCCATGGCCTGCTGAACAGTGATGTCGAGTTCCGTCATGATGCGCTTTGCCACCTTCGCCGTGGCTGGATCGATCCAGACAGAAAAGGCCTTCTTTCCGGCGCGGGCGACCGGTCGGCTCCGGTCACTAGCAGAAGCGAGCGGACGCGGCGCAATCGCTGTGGCCACGGGTGCGGTCATTGCTGGGCGGCGAGCCATGATCAAGCAACCTCCTTCCGTGTCTGCATGTCCACACGCAGACACGTCTTTATGTATAACATGGTGATCTCGTTGGCGGCGCGGCCATTCGGCTCAAATTCGCGGGCCACCCGGCCATCGATCAGCGCATGGCGAAACGCCACTCGCTCGTGGATGGTCGTGCCGCATACCGTGAAACCCAGTGCGACCATGGCGCAGACGGTTTCAAACACGACCCGCGAGCGCACCGGGGCGGCGTTCAGCACTACCGTGGCGGGACGACGAGCCATCTCGCATAGCTCGTGCGTGGCAGTCATGGCGTTGATGTCGAGGATCGAGCAGCGCAGCGGGACCAGCACGAAGTCGGCCAGTCGGGCGGCACGCAGTGCTGCTTGGTCCGAATGCGGCGCGGTGTCGATCACCACTTGGTCGTAGCCTTCGGCCTGAGCCGCCTTCAGCGCGGCCTCCAGGCGGGCCGGCACCTCGATTGCCGCGTCGATATCGATTGCGCCGGGTTGTCGTCGGTCGGCCCAGGTGACGGCAGAGCCTTGTGGATCAAGATCGAGCAGCAGGGTGCGCTGGCCGTGCGCCGCCGCCTCGACTGCCAGGTGTATGGCTAGCGTGGACTTACCAGCGCCGCCCTTTTGGGAAATGAGTGCGAGTGTTTGCATGCCTGCGTGATACCACACGCACACGAAGACACGCAAGCGCGCCGTTGTGTCTGCGCGCCATCACTCGTTGCCTCGCCTTCGCAGCCGTCGTGCCACACCCGGCAACAGCCCGCTTGCATCGCCATAGTAGAGCCAGCCAAGGGTAATCCCGGCGCGATCTGCCAGCCGGTTCATCAGCATGACCGGCGGCAGGCCACGCCCCTGAAGCCAATCAACGATATCGGGAATGGTCGCGCCGATCACCGGGGCCAGGAGTTCCGGGGTGTTCAGACCCGCATCCGCCATCACCGCGGCGAGCCGTTCGCCCACCGCGTGCGGTTCGTGCGATGGCTCGTAAGGGCGCCATTCGAACTCCAGGGCGGGATCTCCACCAAACGTGATGGGGTCGCCAATAGCCTCAAACAGGTGGTTGACGCGGACACCAAGCGCACGAGCAATCTTGTCTCGCCATCTGGTGCCAAGGCTGCGTTCACCAGCCTCAATGCGATAGAGATGCGACGGGTGGATGCCCACCCGGTCAGCGACTTCGGCCTGAGACATGCCCCGCCGCCTCCGGATCTCCTCCATACGACTGCGCGGCGGCTGCATAGGTTGACGCGGTTGACGGCCCATGCGGTCGGATGTCGCAGAGCATTCCGACACGCAACTGCCCCATTGGCAAGGTCCATGCCGGGGCGTTGCCATTTATTGACAAAGCTGAGATTTCGGGAGCAGCATTAACACGTTGCAATGTAGGACTGGCAGATCGCCCGGCGGTCTGTCACCCTAGCCGTTCCTCTCGCGAGTCGAGAGGCTGGAGATGAACATGACCTAGAAAAGCAGAAGGCCACCCAAAAGGATGGCCCCCGCTCACTCTCGCTAGATGATCTTGAACTCGCAATTTAGATCATCCGGCAAAATGCACTCATTTGCAACTCACCATTTTGGTGAGCGGGAAGCTGCGTCCTGACGGCTGGCCTTCGGCATGGGAGAGACACCATGACGCCGGCCCAGTTCGCCTATCACGCTTGGCTCGCCTACAGGACGCTTCCACACGGTGAGCGGCCGACCCGGCTCCACCTCCGCATCGCCCGCCTCATGGCCCGCTGGCAGCATCCTTGCCCGTCACACGGCAAGCTAGCCCGCGCAGCTCGCTGCGTCGTCCGCACCGTCCAGAACGCCCTCAACCGCTTCCGTCGCCTGGGTATGCTGGGCTGGACCCGGCAGGGCGCCACCATGCGGTCGGGGCGGAAACTCCAGCTGCCCAACCGCTACCGCTTCCAAGCAACTTTCTTGCTGTTTTCCGCGCGCGCGAAGGAAGGAAGAGGGAAGAATCAATCTCCGATTCTTCCGCTCGGCAAACTTGAAAAACAGGCGCTGCTGGAGAAGTGGGGGCTGGCGTAGCGGCGGCAGGGAAGGGGAGGGGACCGCCAACTGTGGTAATTCCGGAGGGTCGCCCCGACCATAGTTGAACAGGGGTCAAAACCCGATGTCATGAAACTACCCCTGTTGGTAGGCACCCCACCCTCACCCGAAAAATAAATGCGGTGTCCTCAAAATGAGGACTTGCATTGTCCTCAAAATGAGGACATACAGGGGGTCAAGGACGGGGTTGGCCCGGCCAGATAAGGATACCGAGATGCTCGCCACCCTCACCGACAAGCTAGGCTTTGAGTGCGTCACTTGCAGCCGCTGCGGCGGCACTGGGCAGTATTCCTACAACAGCCGCACCGGCACCACCTGCTTTCAGTGCCTGGGCGCCAAGATCGTCCGGACCAAGCGCGGACGGGCCGCCTACACCCGCTACACCAACAGCCTGTCCGTCCCCCTCGCCGACATCGTGGTCGGCGACACCATGCAGGTCGAGGACATGGCGCGGCGCTACTTCGCCCGCGTGGTCGAGGTCACCCTGATCCCCGCCTGCACCGGCCAGATGCAGGGCAAGACGTTCGAGATGCCCGCCTGCCTGCGCGTCACCACCGAGCACGCGAAATACGGCCGCAGCGGGCTGCAAGGCGGCTTCGATACCCTCGTCCGCAAGGGCTGGGACGCCGACACCAAAGCCGCCCGCCTCGCCGAAGCCTTGGCGTTCCAATCCACTCTGAATGCCAAGGGAGCGTGAGCGATGAACAACCGCAACCCCATGGGACACCGCATCACCAAGACGCAACTGGTCGAGCGCGAACGCCTCGCAGCCAAAGCCAAGCCCGTCACGCTCGCCAACCACCCGCGCGTCGAGTTCATTGATGACGAACGTGCCAGCGGCAACAGCCTGATCATCACGCTGCGCCAAGGCTGGTCTTTCGAGCCGGGCATCGACAACCGCGTGTCAGGCGCCGACACGGTCGCGGAGGCGTTGCGGATGGTCCGCAATGCCCATGCCTTCGCTGGGCCTTACGAGCCGTGACGCCGCAGCGCCTGCTGGAGTGCCTAGCAGCGCTGGGCTGGTCAGCCCGATATCTTGCTGAGTTGACCGGACGCCACCAAAAACAGATCCAACGCTGGCTGAAAGGTGCGTCCGTGCCGCCAGAGATCGAGCGCTGGCTCGAAAGCCGGGTGCGCCACGCGGAACGGCACCCGCCGCCCATGTAGTGCCAATCGATTGGCAACACCGGGCTACGGCTTGGGCGCCGGCACCAGCCCATGCGGTAGCGCTTCCAGTGGGATCGTCTTTGTGCAAGCCTCAAGCAGCGGAATCAGGACACGCTCGCGGGAATTATTTTGCGCGGTCAAGAGCCAGAACAGCGCGCCGATGAAGCAGACGTTCAGGAGCAGCATCAACAGCATCTGTCCTGGGAGCGCCTCGATCACGCGGGCCGACACCCGGCTTACCGCGCCGCTCACGCCAGTCCCGTGGCCGTTTCCGTTGACTGGCGGTTTGGCCATGGCTACGCCTGCACGACGCGGACGGAGATGCCCGGTGGCGCCGTGACGCTGACGATGACCGTCACCACGGGCTGGTCGGCCTCCGGTTCCGGCGGCGTTGGCGCGGGCGTGAGCGCGGTTCCGTTCCAGGCCGCGCGCAGCGCCTCCTCGTCGAGCGGCGAGCGGTTGCAATCGACCTTGCCCGACACGCCTGGCGCCGATCCGGTGTCGGTGAACTGCCACAGGAAATAGCTGGGCCATGTCCCCTTGGGCCACTCGGGCTGGCTCGCCGTGGTGTATTGCGCGATCCAAAGCTGGTGCTCTGCCAGCCCCGGCATGATCCGATTGCCGACCTGTTCCTTTATGAGGTGGCCGGAATATATGACTGCCCGCCGGCCGACGAGACTGTAGATCGCGGCGAGGAACGCCTGGAGGTCGTCCAGCGACATCGCGTCGTCCTCGTAGTCCGCGCAGATCAAGTCGCCGGGCTTGGGTGTGGCGCAGGCGAGGAACCAAGCCGCCGCCGCCTTCTGATCCCCCGGCCGCATAAAATGATACGCACCCCACAACAGCCCCGCCTTCGTCGCCTCCGCGCGCCTGCTGTTGTAGGTCGGGTCCGCGTAGTTGTTGTGCTCGCTGGCCTTGTGGATAATCCCCACAATCCCGCTCTTCCTGATCGCATCGAAGCTGGCGACATCATTGTGGTGGCTGAGATCAAGAACTTCGGCGCTCACATCGATCTCCTATGGAACAAAAAAAGCGCCCCGAAACGGGACGCTGAGTTAGTCGCGCGGTTGATAGGGGGGCCGGGGCTTCCTGCCCCCTAGTTCTGTCAGGAGCCGGTGAATCTCCTGCGCGCCAGTGCGAGGCCGACCAGCCCTACGCCGAGTAGCACCATGGAAGCGGGTTCCGGCACCGCTGCCGGCGTCAGGATCTCGGTCTGCCCACGATTGAGAAGGTTCGCCCCGGCAGTGAGCGTGCCGGTCACCTGTTCCGTCATGGAGAACGGCGCCAGCAGGCTGATCGGCCCGGCACCGTTGTGGGAGAAGCTGTCAGCCGGTCCCACCGCGGTGCTCGTGAAGCTGTCGATCAGTGTGCCGGGAGTGTCGGTCGGCGTATCGGCACCCTGCTGGTTCGCCGCGTCGGCATACCAATTCAGCGTGGCGGTGGATCCGTTGGCGGTTTCCCAGGTGCCCGAGCCGCTGGTGTTCCACGAGGCGACCGGAGCGGCGAAGTTGGTATCGGACACCGTCACCGTGACCGCGACCGATACGCCCAGCGTGTTGATCACGCTGAGAGACGACGTGCTGAGAATGTCGAGCGGGTTCGGGTTGGCGGGCGTGCCCTGCGAGCGCTGGACTGATCCATCGACCTCGACGCCGCCGATGACCTGATCGGAGAGCTGGATGGTGCCCGTGGACAGGTTGCTGTCGCAGCTGCTGTCGTTGTCCACGCAGAGGAACGACGTGCCATTGAAGTCGCCCGAAATCTGGAGCGTGGCGTGCGCGGGGTTGGGACTGAGCGCGAAGACAGCCATGGACGCAGCGGCTGCAATCATGCCGGTGACGACGTAGTTTCTCATGGCCATATCCTTGGTTGTGGCACCTGGCAGGACATGCAAACAGCACGCCGGATAGCTCGATCAAAGCCTTCGAACGGGCGCCCAGGCGACATGTAAGATTTTCCGACACTCGGTTCCGTGATCACGGCAGCCGTGCGGGATAGCGGAGGTAGCCCGGCCCGATCAGCGCATCGACGAGGATGAGCACGAAGATCAGGGCGAGGATGATCTTGGCTAATTGCTTGAAGTTGTCCGGAATGACCAGCAGCTTATCGACGACGTAGAACAGCACGCCGAAGATCAAGATAAGAATTAAGATCCAGATGAGCAACGACAGCACGATTCCGTCTCCTTCCTTTGTCGGGGCTAGGTGACAGTGATCTGCGGATTGTAGTAGCAGGTAGTAGATGCCTTTCCGAGACGAACCCGGCCGCGCAACCGCCCGACCGTCTGGGGGGTAAACGTCACTTGCAGCTTCTGTTTGACCGGCGTGGCCGGCGAGCTGTTCCACGTCGCGGTGCTGGTGGTGACAGCGGCGGCGGTGGTGAGCACCGTGGCTGGCAGGCTCGAGGCGAAGCTGGCCACCGACGAACTGGCGGTGCCGAGATACTCCAGTTGCAGGCTGATCTCGTCGTTGTTCAGGCTGGCACTGGAGATTATCTCGACGGTCGCCGTCTTGGATCCGCCGGTCGTTGCGTAGTTCAGGTCCATCCAGAAGCCGTGCAGGGTGTTGACGTATTTGTCCACGTTGGTGTTGGACACCATCTTGTGGGCAAACGTCCCGACGTTGTCGGTGGCGCCGCCGCTCAAGGTGATGGTGAACTCGGTCGTCACCGCACCCGCTGGCTGGTAGCTCTCGGATATGAAGTTAGTGCCGTCGTAGCAGTTCACCAATTCCACCAAATCGCGGGTGTTCACCAACCCTGAATTTGAATAGCGGGTCACGCCTGATGCGATTTTGCAACTGTCGAACAGGAACTTCCCGCCGGTTGCCGATCCGGAGTTAGTATCCACGAGCGTCGTCGTTATGGCACTCAGGTCCACGCCGCGCACGGTTGCAAGCGTGGGATAGGAAACGCTTGCCGCAAACAGAACGGTCGGGATCGTTGCCCCGGCAATCGCACTTGGCGTATTTACCCACGAAATTTCTAGTATGCCTGTCGATACGATGATCTTCTGTGCGACATTGGCAAATCGGATTGTGGTGTTGAACAGCGCCACGGTGCTGGCTTGAGAAGTCGCTATTAGCGCAGCACTAGAGCCTGCTCCGCTTAGATACAGTTGGCACGCATCAAAATACGAGGTTTTGTAATGCGATCCGCCACCAAAGAACAGCCCGACCGTTCCGGAGCAGCTATAGTTAATTCCATAATGATATGTCGGTGACCCGTGTTCAATGGTCAGGCTGGCGCCAGAACAGACAACGGTTGCACCAGCCAGCAGATCGGCAGCAACGGGTGGCGTGCTGCCGGCGCGGTTGACGCTCAACACCTGACAACCGCTAAAGCTAGGGGTGCCAGTCCCGGTCCCGAAGACGCTTGCCGCCGTCTGGGTTTCGCTGTGATCGGATGATACGAACATGCGGTCACCACCCGCGAACCGGAACGTGCCAACCGCGCCGATCAGCGTTGGAATGTCGCCCGCCGCAGCTGTCCAGAAGTAGGTGCTCTGACCGGTGACGTTGGTGAATGTGGCTGTGCCGCTCGCGACCGTTCCGTTGTTCGCAGTAGGCCAAGTCGGCTCTGAGCCGGCGCTGGTCCCGGCCACGGTGCAACGCATGACCCACTGCGCCTTGAGGGCGGGCGTGATCGGCTTGACCAGATCGCCAATGACGTAGGCGTGCGAGATTTGGAACGCCGCGACGGAAGCGTAGGAGGCGCTCGATATATACCAGTCAGCGATGATCGCCTCCTATCGTCAGGCCATAATGATGGCGCGGACGGCATCGCCAGCGCTGGGCGTCGTCACCGTCTGCGCGCCTTGCTGAAGCGCCCCGATCCCGGCCAGCATCACCGTGCGGTCGGCGTTGTCCTGCACCAGCACCGCCGATCCGATCCCAGCTCGCGAGCCGGCGAGCATGAAGGCCGGCGTCACCGGGACGGCGTAGCTGGCCTCGACGCTGCCCCACTCTTCCACCGCCACCTGGGTAAGCCGCGCGGCCGGCGAGCCGACGCCCCACTCCTCGACGGCGATCTGGGTGACCTGAACGGCCGGCAGAGGCGGCACCGCCCAATGCTCGATGGCAACCTGGGTAACCTGGGCGGCGGGGTTGGTGGTGAGCCAGTGTTCGGCGGCAGCCTGGGTGGCAAGGGCGTTGGTGGACGAGGTAATGCCTGCCGTGAAGCCGGAAGTAAATCCGCTAGGCACGCTGCCGGTGAATGCGCTGTCACCGAAGTTGGCTGTGACGGCATCCGAAGCAAGCATAAGAGATGCCGCTGGGAACACCGGAATGCCGACACCCAGCCCAGGAGTGGCTACACCGCCGCTGCCAGTGGCCGGATTGGCGCTTGCGGAATTGTTCCAGTTGCCCGCTGCCCCTAGCCGGAACCAAATCAGCCTGCTGCTACAATCAACGGCAATGCCCACCACCGTGCCGCTTGTGATGGTGCCCAGGCTGATGCCCGTGCTGGTTGCATCCACAAAAATGACGCCGCTCCGACTAACACTGGCTGTCCCTGTCATCGATGCCAGATTGGTCGTCAATGGCGTGGCTACGGATGACGCAATACCGATCCCGGATGTGCTTGCCGTGAATGTGGTTGCGGTGAGTTCCCAGTAAAACTTTCCGGTGATTTGCTTATCGACTGCGCGAAGACTGCCTGAGCCGCTTGTCGTAGCGATTAGGTTGCTGCCGGTGAGCGTAATGCTGGCAGATTTATCGCTAGGATTCCACGTAGTATTAGCCATGTCAGGCGATCACCGTAGGCCCGATCAGCGCCGCGTCCACATTCGCCGCTACCCAAGCTGCCGACGTATTCGGATCGACCGTGTCGGTGCGCCAGGTCCACTGCCAGCCGCTGGTGGTGAGCGTGAGCGTGGACGACGCGACTGTCGTGGCGCCGCTCTTCAACTGCACGGCTGCGGTGCGCGATCCCGTATCACTCTTCAGCATGTAGGCGCGGGTGGTCACGGCGAGGGTGCTGGAGGGTGTGCTGCCGATAGTGGCGATGGTGTAGAGGTCGGCGTGTCCCGCGGTGCTGTCGTAGACGTAGGTCGTGGTGGTGTCCTGCTGGGGATCAGCAACCGCACCGGCATTGGACATGGTGACGACGACCGAACCCACCGACGAACTTCCGCTGGCCAGCGAAGTCGGGTTCGCCGCCGGGAAGGCTGCGTAGGTTGTTGTGGTTGAACTTAACCCTGTGGCGCCAGCAGAACCCAGAAACACACTAGAGCCGTTTGCAGTGTCGGTGCAATACGCGAACCAGATTTTCTGCCCAACCACAACCGTGATAGGGGAGAACGTAAAGGTGGCGACTGAAGCGATTGATGTATTGGTGATCACATTGATGGCAGTGCCTAAAATGGTTGTAGGAGCATTGGCTCCGCCATCGGCATAGATCGCGCCTTTGATATTTCCCGTATAAGTTCCGCTAGTTGTAATGAAGACTGAAGTGATGGTGCCGTCGTATGTCAGCGTGAGAGGTGAATATATCGCGCGATTGGCCACTGAAGTCACGCCGCCAGTGTTGCCAAGAACGAAGGTGCGGGTTCCTACCGCCGTAAACTGCACGCTGGAATTCGCCGTGGGCATTCGCGTATAGCAACGAACGTCGCCCATCCAGGCCACGGACGAGGCGTCGGAACGCCAGAACAGGTCGTCAATCTGCTGCACAATAACCCCGGCGCCGCAACCGACCTGTATTTTGTTGGCGTAGGCATTGGCGCTGTTCTGTGTGTCCAGGCTGGCGGCGCTGAAATCATCGACCGTGTTGCCGTTCTTGCGGACCTTGAAGGTGCCGGTTGTGTTGTTGATGGTGACTTCGCATTCAAACGAATACCAGGTGCTGGCCACGGGGAACGCGCCGGTATAGGTCGCCACCACGGTTCCGGTTGTCCCGCCGTTGACCAGAAGGATTGCCCCGTCTGAGCGGAATACGATGGTGCATTGGGTCGTGGCAGCGTCGATGAAGTTGACGGCATAGCATAGGCTCGATCCGGCGATCGCTCCCGTCTGCTGGAATGCGATATTGATATGGTGGACTGCATCATTCTGGCCGCTGCTTTTGACCAGATACGCGGTTGATGGGGCGCCTATCGATAGCCCCCGGCTTCCGGTAAACCGGCCGGTAACAAGGGTCACGCTCGTCGGGGTTCCGCTGTCCCAGTAGCCATTGAAGGCATCAGCCACCGCCGTATACAGATCGAAACCATCTCCGAAGCTCCACGCCATGGCTATCTCGCTCCTTTGCCCGCGCGCATGTCAGGCGATCACGGTCGGGCCAACGGTGATGCTGTTCACCGCGCTCGCCGTCCATGTGGCACTGGTGTTCGGATCCACCGTGTCGGTGCGCCAGAACCAGCCGAAGTCGGATCCGAGGCCCAAGGTTGTTGACGCCACGGTGGTGGCTCCGCTCTTCATCTGGACGGCGGCGCTGCGCGTGCCGGCATCGCTCTTGGACATGTAGCCGCGCGTGGTGACGGCAACCACAGTGGACGGCGTCGAGGTCGCGGTGGCGAGGCCATAGAAGTCGGCGTGCCCCGCCGTGCTGTCATAGACATAGCTGGTGGTGGTGTCCTGCGTCGTCTCGTTGACAAACTGATAGTTGAAGCTGGGCGTGATGTTGATGATATAGCGCAGACTGGCGTTGGAAGCGTTGATCGTCGGATTATTGGTCGGGAAGCTAGCGTAGGTTATCGTTGCTTTTGAGCCGTTCGCTGAGTTCCCGGTTACCCACACCACGGTTGCGTCCACATCCGTCGCGAGCCAGTAGGTGGTGCCTGCTGTTACGGCAACCGGCGAGGCCCAAGTCACGGTGTTGGCCCCTGCAACCGGGTTAACCAGCACATTAGCCGATCCAAGAGGTAGGCCCGCCACGTTGGCGGCGGTATTGTCATAGATCGTGGTTTTTACGTTCGCGGTGGCGCCGGCGTTTGCGTAGAGGATTGCCGTGCCGATGGTGCCGGTGAAAGTGGCGGTAAACGCGATAAACCGCGCATCATTAGCTACGTCTGACAAGGTGCTGGCGATGGCGCTGGTGATTGCCACCGGGGATGGGCGCGAGAACTGCACGCTACTGTCACTCGCCGGATACCGGGTGTAGCAGCGTATGTCCCCGAGCCACGTTCCGGTCGCGGCGCTGCTTTGCCAGAACAGATCATCAACGACATGCGTGCTCAAGATAGTGCCCATGCCAACCGCCAGTTTGTTGGCATAGGCGTTCGCGGTGCCGCCCCTGGTGTTCAACGAGGTCGCTGAAAAGTCGTTGCTGGTGCTGCCGTTCTTGCGAACCGCGAAGGTTCCCGCCGAGTTGTGGACCGTGATCTCGAACTCGAACGCATACCAAACATTGGCCGCCGTCACTGCGCCGGTATAGGTGGCAACCGTCGTGCCGCCGAGGGTGCCCGTTTGCAGCAGGATGGCGCCATCGCTGCGGAACACTATGGTGCATTGTGGGCTGGTGCCGTCCAGCAACTGCAACAGGCATCCGTTGCTGGTGCCGCTGATTGCAGCCGTTGACTTGAACGCAACCACGATATGATGGACCGCGTCATTCTGGCCGCTGCTCTTGTTGACTCCGACGGAACTGGAATTCATCGAAAACGCTTGCCCGCCGAACCGGCCTGCGACGAAGCTTGGAGCGCCTGCCAGCGCATCCCAATATCCCGTGGCTAAGTCAGTAGCTGCCGTATACAGATCGAACGAATCGCCCCACGACCACGCCATCGTCAGACCCTCGCGGCAAGAATGGAGAAACCGATGTCGGCCAAAGTGGTGTCCTGACTCGACGGAGCGACCATCTGAAGAACGTCACCAATTGCCAACGAACCACCGGCACCAGCCAAAGTGGCCGACGTGTGGGTGCTGGTCGTAACCGTCACGGTCCCCAGCGCCGTGGTGACGCCCGCGCTGATTTTGTTGACGGTGAAGATCGCTGACGCTGTCGCGAGCGTTGTATCGAACACTACTGTGCCCGCCAGCGAGGCCGGAATGGTGACAGCCATCGACATGGGGATATTGATCAACGCGGATGCCGTGGGCCTGCCCGAGAATGCGAAGCCAATTGGCAGGCTCTGCACCTCTGCCGGCAACTGTGCGTAGGTAGCTTGCCCCGTCAGCGAGGAAAAGTCGGCGGCGCCGGCCGTGCCTGAAGGCCCACGGATGTTGGCGACGATGGAATAGGAGCCGCTGGCCTTGAAGTAGACATCACCATTGGCATCATTGAGGTAGTAGTCCCCATCGATCCCCAGCCCGCCCGATGGTGCCCCAGTGCCCTCGCGCCATACGCTGCCAGGCGCACCATCAACGCCGTCCGCTCCAGCCGCTCCGGTTGCTCCAGTCGGCCCGGTTGCTCCAGTCGCACCGGTCGCTCCCGTCGCACCTGTCGGTCCCGCTGGCCCGGTCGCGCCGGTTGGACCCGTTCCAGGGTCGCCTGTCCGGTCGAAGGTTAACGACAGCGCATCGGCTGGGCCGAACGGGCTGGCCGACGAGGAGCCGACCACGCTGACGGTAAGCTCGCGATACCCGGTATGGCTCACCACCGCGGTGATATGGAAGACGATCCAGTTGGTCGGCGTGACCCGGTTGAAGACGCGGATCGTGCCAGAAGGCACGCTGGTGCTGTCGTCGAACGTGTCGATCACCGCAGTCCAATCGGTGCCGTCTTCCGCCAGCAGATCGATGAAGATGGCAGTCGCGGTGTTCTGCACGACCTGATTGAGCCGCAGGAAGCCCGGCCCAGGATCGGAGTTGGTGGTCGTGCTGCTGAACACGTAGGAGATGCCCACGGCGCCACCGGCTGGCCCCGCGATGCCGGGCGGGCCGACGCCACCAGCCGCGTAGCCGATGCAGTCGGTGCCGTCGTTCTGCACCACGCTGCCGGCGCCGGCCGCGACACTCACAGTGGCCCCGGTCGTGCCGCCGACCGTGAGCGAGAAGGCCGAGTTGTTCCGCACCGCGAAGACGCGCTTGGCCGGATTGCCGCTGATCGTCATCGGCACGATCAGGCTGCGCGTGGTGGTCAGCCCGCTGCAATTGAAGACGTTGTATCGCGTGTATTGCAGGCTGGTCAGCGTCACGTTCCCGGCCGACAGATCGACGAGGAGTTGGTCGTTGGCGGCACCCTCAATGTCGAGCACCATATCGTTCAAGGTAGTCGTCTTGTCCGACTGTGTCGGCGCCACCAGGGGGATTTGCAGGATCGGTGAAACGGCCATGTGCTGATCCTACCGCCGCCGCCGCGCCATAAGCTTGCCCCAGCCGCTGATCGCGCCGCCCGACATGGTCACCGTCGCTCCCAGCCGGATCGTGGACGGCCCCGTCAGGTTCACCCTGGTGGGCACTAGCGGCATGATCACCATGGCTGTGTTGTTGGCTACCGGCGTGATGACGTTGCCGCCAATCTGGTCAACTGGTGGGGCGATGCTGCCGCCTGTGGTGTTGATCCACGCTCTGAGTGTTGCAGAGTTGTTGTTGCCACTGGTGAATCCAATCGACGCCGTCAGATCCCAGTCGCCGGCCGTGAGCGGCAAGGGCACGATGATTGTGTCGGTGTTGGAAGTCAGCGCGATAGCTGCGGTGCTCAGACACTGGGCGCTCTGGTATTCGCCTATCTGACCAGGCGCAGCTTCAGACCCATCGGTAATGCCGGTGCGGGCGGCAGCAACCGTTGCCGTCACCTGGGCGGCGGTCTGGTAGCCGGCCGGGTTGGTGGTCGCATACCGAGACACGTCGCTTGGATGCTGGTGATCGGCTCTGGCCCATCTGGTGCCGGTGCCCACGGCGGCGGTGCCGTCCATCGTCGGCAGCGTAGTAGCGGCAAGCGGGATCTCGTCGAACGCGGCGCGGCTCGTATCGACCGGGTGCGTATGATCGCCGCGGGAAAACCGCAGGGAAGCCCCAGCTGTCGGCACGCCATCCATCATCGGCAACTGGGTCCAGGCTTGGTTCAGCACGAACTCGGTGGTGGCGACCAGTTCGCTGTTGTCGTCTATGCCGGGCGTCTGCGTCCGCAGCGTGCCCGACGCGCCGAGATCGTGGACGAATTTCGTGGTGGCTATTGCATTGGAATTGTCGGTCGGCGGCATGGTCGGCGCTGTGGGGTTGCCGACGAACACTGGTGAGTCGAGCTTGGCGAGCGAGGAATTCGGGGGGTGGACGTGATCGGCGCGGGCATACTGATCCATGATGCCGGCGGTGGGTGGCATGTCCGACATCTCTGGGGGATGCGTGCTGGCGAGCACGGTGACGTAGGCGGCGATGTCAGCCAGCGAGGCATTGTATGGAGCGTTCGTGCCGACGCGCGCGATAGGCAGCAGATCGGTCGGATCGAGCGTCCCAATCGGCGTGGCATCGCTGATCTTGATGTCAGGCATTCATCACCCCCAAAGCCATCCAGCCCATTCGCCCGATCCATCCTCCAGGCCGACTGCCAAGCCACCCAGTGGCGGCAGGACGTGCAGATAGGAGAAGCCGCGCCCGACCACCGCCGAGAGCTGGTAGATCACGACATACATCGTGTCGGTCGTGGGCGCGAAGCCGTCCGTCCCCATCATCGCTGCCGTATAGGTCAGCGTGGCCGATGTCAGCCCGGTGAAGGCGCGTGTGTAGGTCGCCGGATCGGTCGGGTCGAAGTCCACGGCATCGGCCTCAGTGGCCAGCAGATATGCCTCATACGCCTCGCTCGCCTCATGCAGCGGCACGGTGTCGGAGCCGTCCACCATCAACCCGCCGATCCGCGTGCGGTGGATCCAAGTCAACACCACGTCGCTGCCGACCAACGTCCTCTCGGCATTGATGGGCGCGTAGGGCATCAGGTCGCGGGCGTGGAAGGTGAACGGCTCGACGATGGCGTCGTCGGGGATCATGCCCGCCGTCACCAGCCTCCAGAACTCGCTGACATTGCGCTGTGCCAGTGGCACGGTCAGCAGATCGATCAGTGCGTCATTGAGGAACACGCACTGCTCGCCGCTGGTATGTCCGAAAGCCATGGTGTCGGTGCCGCGCTGGCCCCGCCTGAGTGTGGAAAGCTGCCAGCGCCCACCGCCCAGCGCGACCGCATCCCGGTATTGCATCACCTCCACCTGTCCGTTCGACTTCACCACCGCGATTGGGTTGCCGAAGTTCGCCATCTCCAGATCGGTGATCGTGGACGGGGTGAAGTCGCCGCCGACAATGCCGACAACCATGATGCCGCCATGCAACTCGTCCTGGGTGGCAAACACCGGCTGCCAGTCCTCCGGAGGCGTATCCATATAGCCCCAGCACATTTCGCTGCTGACGCTGTCCACCGTTTCCCAGGTCAATCCCGGCACGGATTCCTGCAACACCGCACCCGGCCATGCCCCGCTCGTCGAGTATGGCCCGCCGCCCCAGTAGGCGCGAATGGCGGTGCCGGCGAGATCGTCTACGTCGCGCAGCAGGGGCACATCCAGCAGGATGAGCTTGGACTTGCTGGCGGCGAAGATGAAGTGCGAGCCTTCCCATGGCACGCCTGGGTCGGCCTCCGCGAACGACACATACTGCCCGTCCGTCTCCGCGATCAGCTTCGTCTCGACCGAGTAGTCCACACCCAGGCTGGTGCTCGCCAGGCGCACCCGCGTGGTGTAGCCGTCGTCGAGCGTCAACTGCACCGCATCGCCGGGATCGAGGTAGTCGTATTTCGGACCCAGTTTTGTATCGAAGCTGTGGCGCTGGTTCCATGCCGTGTAGAGCAATATCTCAGCCATCTGCTTGGCCGGCGTCGAGGTCGATACCATCGCCAGTTGCAAGTCGATTTGGTTGTCGCTGAACACGGTCGGGTCGGGGTTGCGGATGCGCTTCACCGCGGCGGTGTTCTGCTGGTAGTCCCTGTCTTTATCCATATACGTGAGGGTCAGCCGCATCGGCAGTTCGATCTCTTGCTGGCGCGTCTCGACGTAGGGTTCGGCCTGCGGGTCAGTCCTGACCAGTTCGTCCTGAATGATGGACGCGACGGTGGCATCCGCCCGGTGCTTGAACTTGAGCACGAAGTCGGACTCGACGGCATCGCAGAGGAACGCCCCTAGCAGCGGGTTGATCACGTCGCTGGTCGTGGCGCGCTGGGACAGAACGTAGCCCTGGATCACGTCGGTCAACGCTGACGTGTCGATGTCGGCGTCTGTGAACCCGGCTCTGATGCACTGGTCGTAGACGATCTCGCCCAGCGTGGTGTGGCCACCGACCTTGCGGTTGATGAAAGCCTTGGCCACGCCGCCAGGCGCCGAAGCGCCGCCTCCGTTGAAATAGCCCAGCACGATCTGCGTCACGCTGTCGTAGACTTGGATGCTGTTGATCATGGCGATCGGCCACTGTGGCGGCGGCACAGTGGGCGGGGCACGTTGCGCGACGGTCACGGCGCCCGTCACGGTCGATATCTGCACTACCGATGCGATAGACCACCACGCCAGCGTGCCCTGCGTGATGCGGGACTGGGAACTGATATCGGAAGAGGGGCCGATGGTTGACGTAACCCCGGTGAGGTCGGTCTTCCATACGACACCGCTTGTCGGGGACCATTTGATAGCCCACGGTATCAACCCGCCGCCAAGGCTGACGCCCGTGGTGAAGCCTATTACCAAGCTGTCGTCGGACTCGTCGTAGACGAGAAAGCCGCGCGCGGCGCCAAGGAAGATTGTCGCAGCCGGATCGAAGTCGGTGCAGACGAGGGTTTCCGCCAGGGTGCTCGTCCACGTCACGCCATCGAACTCGATATGCGTGATGTAGAAGTTCGGATTGCCGAGTGGCCCGGCTCCCCACAATGCCCAGGCATCGCAATAGCCGAGTTCGGATTTGCCGCTTACGATGCCCCACGCCACTCCGACGAATGCATTGTTGGCATGCGCCTGATGGAGAAGATCAGGCATCGACAGCACGCCCCATGAGCCAAAATAATTCGTGGTCACGAGGAAATCCAGGCGCTCTGACGCAGTAAAGAAGCTGATCGCGCAGTCATAGAAAGCATATGGAAATTGGGTGCTTGAGAAGCTGAATATGCCCGTGGTCGGAAAGCCTGGGCCGGTCTGCTCCAGCGTGTTCTGGTCAACCCGAATAAAGCCGGGACTGGAAACGAAGTAGAGCGCGCCATCCGGCCCGATCAGAATGTTGGGCGAGAGGCTGCCAATCTGAAATCCGCCGTCATCGCCGGCAGTCAGCACTTCCGTCATTGGCTTTTCGCGGATCGTCCGCAGCGAGATCGCGTCGGCTACTACCAGCCCGTATGGGTTCTGCTTCTGGAAGTAGATCAGGTTGCGATCCCAATCCACCGCCATCGCCTGCATGCCCGACGTATCCCCGGCAAAGATGGTCGGATCCAACTGGGTCCAGTTCTGCACCGGAAAACTCGGATCCTCGACGGTGATCATCTCGCACGTAATGTTCGGCAGCCGGTTGCCGTAGTCGGCCAGCGGCAAATCCTCAAAGACAATGTAGCAAGTGCCCCTATACCCCGGCACGTTGCCGACGCCCTTGTCGGCCTCGATGAGGCTATCCGGAAGTTGCGTCTCATCGCCTGGGTAGAAGCGGAACTTCACGCCCGGCGCCACGATCAACTGTGAGCCGGTCGTGTCGTAGATCAGCTTGCTGTCAGCCCAGACGCGGATGACGGTCTGAACCGGCCCCTCGCACATGGCGAGCGCGAAGTTGCCGTAATAGGTGTAGGTGGTGTTGGAGACGGAAGGCCCGCCCTTGCCGGAATGCGTGGTGCTCTTCTGCTCGCGGATCGGGGTCGCCCATATGACGTTCCCGCCGATGCGGACCTGTCCATAGATCAGCGGTCGCACCGCGCCGAACGCGGAACTACTGACCGCTAGATCGTTTAATCGACTGCCCTCCTGTTTAACCTTGTCTGGAAACAGGAATTGCCCGGCGACGGCACCGACGCTGGCGCCAAGCGAGGCAGCAGAGAACAGCAGAGGCAGCGCCGTGCCGCCACTCGCGAGCGCGATGCCGACGCCAACAACAGCACCCGCAGCGATGATGGCGAGACGAGCCACTACCCGATCCCCGGCATGCGGATCGCGGCCACCCATTTCTGCTGCCAGTCGTGCAGCACCGGTTCTTCTATCACCTGTCGGCGCAACATGTGGGCGTGCGCCATAAACATCAGCTCGCCCTCACGCGCAGTGATGATGCCGACATGGCAAGGCGAGGTCGCGTCCTTGAACAACAGCAAGTCGGCAGGCTGGGCCTGGAGAATTCCCACCCGCGTGCCGCCGGCAGTAAAGAAGTGCCTCATGAAAGTCCCGTCCGGTTCGCGCGGATAGCCGGCGATATCGTAGTCCCCGATGCCGAGTGCGCGCCGCACCACCACCACCAGCCCGATGCAGTCCACACCGTGGCGGTTCCTGCCCTGATGGATCCACCGCGTGCCGATCCATGAGCGTGCCTCCGCGACGACTGCCTCACGCGACAATAGCGTTGGGGGTCTGGATGATTGCATCGAAGCCCGGAATGAAGTCTTCGGCCCGGCGATTGACGATGTTGTTGAATTTGTCCCGACAGGTGTCGTGCCGCTTGTCGCAGCCGGGATAGACCGTGAAGGTATCGCCCAACGCAATGGGACGTGGCATCGGCAGGAACAGCCGGAAGGCGGGGTTCGGTCCCGCGGCGGTGGAATACTCCTTGACCTCCATGGTGCGGCCTGCGTTGGCACCCGTCAGCCAAGTGACGGCGCCTGCCGTATACCATTCATCAACAGCACCGGCTGCGTTGGAGGCGTGGAACAGCGTGCCGTCGCCCAGTTCGACCACGCTCTCCGTCTTGGTGAGCGGCACCAGGTTGACCTTGCATTTCGTGTCGCCCAGGTCGGCCCGGCATTCGGGGGTGTAGATGTCGCCCACCTTCGCCACCAGCCGCTGGGTCATGCCGCGCAGTTCGCCAGTGAACGTGCCCGCCTGGGTGGTCGATATCTCGCCCAGCGTGCCGCGCCGCAGTCGCATCAGGCCTTGCGACAGGTCAGCCCAGTTCACGGTGAAGAGGAATATCTCGGCAAAGTCGAACAGCCCGGCGCGCAGATCGTCGGCAACCAGCGTGTCGGAATCGAGGATGCCGGTCACCTCGAGGTTGTCCACCGCGAGCGTGCTGTTCGCGGCGATGGCTGTCTGCTGGTAGCCAACGGCTGACAGGTAGGTCTGCCCCGAGATCAGCAAATCCTGATCATGGTCGGTGAAGTAGAACGCCTGCCCGTCACGCCGCACCATCTCCCAGCAATTCGCGAGCGTGGTGACTTCCTGCGCGAGGTGTGCCTTGAGCGCTACCGATACCGACTTCATAGCTTCAGCCCTACAACGGGAATGCTGTCCCACTTGATCAGTTCGTTGCCGTTGACCGTGAGGTTCTGGCTGTCGGTGTCGAACCGCACCGGCACGTCGAACTCTAGGAAGCCGGATATCTCATGCCCGGTCGTGTTGTAGATCGCGGCCGACAGGGTGACGACGCCGGTATTGAGGTTGATGGTGTAGTTGGCGGGCGAGGTCATCGGCGTGGCGTTGTTGAACAGGTTCACCGTGCCCGCCACCACCTTGACGATCTTCCGGCTGAACGTCCCGCCGGCATCCGAATACACCTTGTAGATTTGGAACGAGTGCGTGGCACCGCCATCGGTGACGAAGAGGATCGGCACAGGATCGAGGTCACCGGGCGTGTCCTTCCAGAATGGCAACCGGTAGTCGGACCAGTCCTTGAAGCGAAAACCGACAGCCCGCCCGCGCCTGGCATAGAAGAACTTCTGGTATGCCCGCGCGTCCTCTGCCGTCTTGATGCCGGTGGACACGTCGTAGACCGCCCGCTCCCGGCTCCAGTTTATGTTGCGGTGTTCCTGCCCGCTGTCAAGCGTGAGCACGGTGGTGGAGAAGCTAGGCCCGCCCTTGGCCCCGGCCGAAATGTTGGGGGGAAACTGAACCTCGTCGAAACTCGCCACCTCACCCGTTCCTCGCCCTGGCCCGCGCAAGCTGTTCCGACATCGTCGTGGCGATCTGCGGCATTGACCGGCGGAAGGTGTTCACGCTCTCAGCCGTCGAGCCGCGCGCGTCGATGTTGATGCTGACGTTGTCGGTCCCGCCGGGGGCGGCTGCGACCGGCGCCGACGACAGTGCCTGCTGGCCGCGCGCCATGATGGAGGAGAACTCGCCGCCGCCGCTCCCGCCGTGGAAGCGCGGCAGGCTGGGCGTGAAGCGATGCCCGTCCGTCCCGGTCCCCTTAAACGCCGCGAGCTGGTCCGTCATGCCGCCGATCATCATCCGCAGCGCGTTGTCCTGCTGCTCCGTGAGCACGCGCTCGTTCCGCATCAGCACCGCCGGCATCTCGCCCGGTTGCAGTCCCTGCATGCCAGCGCGCCGCGCCATGATGTCGGTGGCACGGGTCAGGACGTTCGTCAGATCGCCGCTGGAGCCGCTGTGGAAGCGCGGGGCATTGGCGAACATGGCGCTGTGAACAAGCCGCGCAGGATGATTGTCATTGGCACCCACGATGCCGCCAGTGTGCTGCGTCAGCGGCTTGAAGAAGCCGAGATCCTGCAAGGTCTGCCCGCCAGTTGTGGTGCCCGCGACATCTGCTACGTCGCCGAATTTCAACGGGTCGTATTGCCAGTTGCCACCACTACCAACGCCGCCGCTGAACAGGCTGCCGGCCTTCAAGGCAAGACTGAATAAGGTGCCGAAGATACCGCCCGATCCGCCCCCGCCGGCCTCCGTGCTGCTGGATCCAGGCGTCACCTTGTTCAACGCATTGAACGCATCCCCGAGTGTCGATTGGTAGCCAGCGCCGGGGAAGAGCGCATTTATCATGGGGTTGATAACGGCCAGCTTCAGGAACGCCGAGATGATCTGCTGCGCCACGGCGAGCATGACGTTCTTCCAGTTGACCGCAGCGCCCTGTCCTTTGACGAGAGCGTCGGTGATGGAGTTGGAGATCGTGTCGAAGGCACTGGAGAACGTGCCGGCCACAGTCTGGATTGCCTGGGTTTCGCGCGTATAAATGAGGTTTGCCTCGGCAACGGCTTTCGCTTCCTTCACATAAGCCGCCTGCACCGCCGGACTTAGGTTGGACAGCTTCTGCTTGGCCTCCTGTTCTGCCTTCAGGCCAGCGAGGTTAATGGTGCGCTCATAGCTGTTCTGGGCCAGCGAGTCGGATTCGGCCTTGATGTATTCCAGCGTGTCCTTGTTCTGGAGCTTCTGCTGCTCAACCAGTCCTTCTTGGCCTGCCACCGCACGCCCCACACCCAACCCGGTCAGCCCCTGGCGTGCCGCATCTCGCATTGGACCCGCGGGGAACTTGAGCGAAGCGACGTAAGCCTCGTTGGCAGCCGTGGCTTGGACGACGGCGGCATAGCCCTCTTTGAAGGCTTGATTGAGATTGTTCTGTGCATCGATCTGTATTTGGGCCTCGAAAGCCATTTTCTTGTATTCACCCGACAGCGAAGCGAGCTTCTCGCTCATTATCGCGGCGTCGGTTGCCACATTGGCGGTTTCGGGATGCTGCTTGTTGATCTCGTTGAGTTGCTGGCGTTGCTCGAACAGCGCACGGTCGCCCTCGGTGAGCACCTGGGCCGCAGCCGCTTGGTCCCGCAGCGCTTTGAGCATCTCCTGCTGCGGGGTGAGGTTGCGATACAGTTCGCCCTGCACGGCGATCAGGTCATACTTGTATCGCTCGGCGGCTTTCCCGGCTTCCGTGTCGCCTTGTGCAGCCAAGGCGCTCTTCGCCGCTATGGCTTCCTTAAGCGCGTTCTCGGTGGCGTGCAGTTTGGCTGTCGTATCGGTGACCTTCTTCAGACTCTGGTCGTAAGCCTCTGCATCGCTGATGGCTTTTCTGAGCGCTTCGATCTGCGGCAGGACGGGCAATGGTCCCGTGCTTGGTGTCGCGCCGGGGGTAAGGTTTACGGTGGCACCACCGGGCGCCACGAAGGGCTGTGTGGTAGAGGTCGGCCCTTGATGCCCGCCGCTCTCCACCATGGCGATGCGCTTGCCAAGGGCGATGAGGTTGGGCGGCAGCTTATATACCTGACCCCAGTAGTCGATCATCGAAGCGGTATCAGTCGGCAGATTGGCAATGTTGGCGACTGCAACCTTGTTCGCGTAATTGGTCGCCTTCGGGTCTTTTACCCCTAGCACGTCACCATGCGGGCCGACATTGTAGGCGCGGGCGATCCCTTCTTCTAAACCTCTTGAGAAATTCGCCATCTGCGTCTGAAGCTGCGCGATGTATTTCATGCCGCCCTGGACGTTCTCGTTCGGAATGAACGGATTGACGCCCAGTCCCGCTGCCGTGCCGGGCAGCAATTGCATGATGCCGAACCCACCCTCTGCGGTGCCCTGCGTCGGCACGGCGCCCGGCGCGGCGAGCAGTTGCTGTTGGGCGGCAGTGGCAGCAGCAGCAGCAGCGCCAGGCGCCGGGATGGCGCTGATCAGCGTGCCTATCGGGTTCACAGCCGTCTTTACCGCCGGGCCGACGATATTCAATACCTTCTGCATCCAGTCGGGCAGCTTTATGTTATCGAATGCCTCGCCTATTTTCTTGATCCACTCGATCAGGTTCGTGATGCCTGTAATCAGCCCGGCGATTGGACCGGTAACCCATTCACCCATCGTGGCGCCGAAGCTCTTGCCGGCAATCCAAGCGCCATTGATAGCCTTCTCCAGCCCCAACATCGCCTTTTCCAGAGGCGTCATGTTGTCGTAGACGTTCTTGGTCGCAGTAGCGATTGCCTGCATCAAGATGGCAGCGGCTTTAGCACTCTCGCCCAACTCCATATAGCGCTTGGCTTGGTTGGCCAACGCCTGATCAAACCCGGCGAGTTTCGGGTTGGCATCGAGGATTGCCTGCATGACCTTGGCGGGATCCTTCATAGACTCTGCCAATCGGTCGAAGTTGGGCGCCGTTTCGCCAACCACCTTGGAGAGGTCCGCGAACATCTGGACGATCTTGGTGCCTTCCTGCGTCGTGCCGGTGAAGCCACCCTGGAACAACTTGGTCGCCGCGTCCCGCGATTGCGCGGTGGTGAGCGTCGTGGCGGCGGCGAGACTCTTCGCTAGCGCCTCCGATGCCTGGGTGGCCGCGACAAAATCGCCTCGCACACCGGAGAGGACGTTCTTCACGCCCTCCAGCCGTCGTGCCGTCGTCTCTGCCATCACGCCGAGTGCGGCCATGGCTGCGGTGCCGGCGATCAACGCAGTGGTCAGTGGATTGCGGCCGATCCAACCTCAGATTGCGCTGAATAAGCTCTTTACGCCGTCAGCCAGCACCTTGAAGCCCGTGCCGGTCGCAATCGCCACGTCAGCCACCTGATGCGCCTGACCGATGAACGCCATCAGGAACGGCTGGCCAGCCTCGAGCGAGGAGAAAAACTGAATCGTCTGCACGCCCAGTTGCTGGGTAGCAAACCGGGCGGCGAAGGCACTGTCGCCGTGCCTCCTGAGATTGGTAGCTGCCGGCGTCAGGCTGGCGTTGAGCCGCTGAAGTGAGGCAGCGGCTTCCGCATCGGTGAGATCGAGAAGGTGGGTCGCCGCTTGGATTTCTTGCAGTCCCTCCGCATACTGTTGCGCCGCGAACGCCGCGGGGCGATGAACCGCCATCAGCCTCTGCGTCTCGGCAGTCAGGGCGGCTTGGGCCTGCGCCGTCTCCTCGAACACGGAAGCGGAACCCTGGGCACTCTTAGTTTGCCCAAGGCCAAGAATGGTTCGGGGATCCGATTGTATCGCCTGCCCAGTTTGAACGTTCTGGGCTTCCCGCAGCGCCATGATCGCTTCACGCTGCTTCAGCGCCGCCTGGGCGCCTTCGTCATACTTCAGGACAATTTTGGCATGGGCGTTGGCATAACCGTCAGTGATATTGGTGCCGACCTTTACGGCATCGTTGAGGTTTTGAATTTCCTGCGCCATAAGCTTGGCAGAAGTGCCGGCCTTATCGAATATCGGATCCAGTTGCGCTTTCCGCGCGACGACATCGAATCCGGCAGCCAGATTACGCGAGGCAACAAACATCCGATCCGTCGCCTCTTCCAGCATCTTGAGTGCTTGGATCTGAACGTCGCCCTTAGCCCTCTGCGAGATGTCGAAGACTACATCATATTGGCGCTTCGCCTTCTCCATCGCGCCGACCAGCGGATCCCATTGCCTCGCATATTGATCCAGCGCCGTCTGCATCGACTTGAGGCTTCGAAGTGTTCGATTACTCGATTCAATATCGGCGTCTGCGGCGTCCTTCGCCGCCTTCGATCCCTTGCTGCGTGCCGCAGACTTCTTGGCCTCGCTCTTTTCTACCGCTGTCGCTACCGCGTCTTCGGTGGCGATGACCTTGGCGCCAGCCGCAGCAACGTCAGCGGCACCCGTTTTGGCGCCGCTGGCATCGATGGTGACGGAGATTTTTGCAGTTTCGTCAACCACTGGCGGAACCCTTCTTGGGCATGCGGCGGGCGTCCTTGGCTAGATTGAGGAAGAAAGTATTGACGGCTTCTGGTCCTTTCACCGTCTTTTCCTCCTCTTTGCCGCTACCGAACGGAGAGGTCTTCAGGATGAAGTCCATCCTGCCCTTCAGCGCGAGATTGATCTGCGACAGCGGCGTGTTCAGCACCACCTCTGGCTCCCAGCCCAGCCAACCGGTAGCCATTTCGAAGACTTCGTCCATGTAGTCGTCGAGCGTCAGGTAGGGTTTGCCTCTGCTGTCTCCTCCGCTGCCGCCGCCGCCACGTCATCGGGAAGCGGCTTGCCACCATTGCCGAGTATCCCGACATAGGTGAGGAGGGAGACGAGCAGCTCCGTGTTAAGCCCGTTCTTGTAGACGGCATCGGGGATTTGCTTTCCGGCACTACCGCCGGTCATGTTCGCGCCGTGAAGGATGACGCTGACGACCGTGGAGAAGTCCTGATCGACGAGCGCCTGGCGCACCTTGCCAAGTCCACCATTCGAGGATATCGCGCTCATTGCCTTGAGGGTCGGACGGAGGACGATCTCGTCTCCGTTGAGGTGGATGAGAACATCCCCCTCGTTGATCTTTGCCATCGGGATTTCCTATATCGGGGCTTCGGGGGGCAGTGACGCTGGGGCGCCCCGATGACAAACCCCAGCGCCGGGCCTCGCGCGCGACGAGACTTTCGCTAGGAGGCGCCAATAAAGATTTCAGTATTCACTTCGATCTTTATGTTGGCTTTGACGATGTTGTTCACCGAACCCAGGACATACTGGTAGCTGAACACCTTGCCTCCGAAGTAGACAGTATCGAACGCCGCATCCGCACCGTTCAGGTGGACCCGGAACGGATAGGTGTTCTGATCGGGCGAGTTGGCATATTGCTCCATGAGTGCCTGCCCAATATCGGTGATGTCCGACGCGACCACCATGTCCATGCTGCCCCCGTTATAACCGCCCTTGAATTTATACGTGCGGCCATCTGCAACAGCTTGGAATGTGACAAGGTCGAACACCTTGCCGAAATTGCCGATGCTTTCGATCAGGCCGACCTCGGCGCTGACCGACAAAGCGGTGAAGTCGGCAATGGCGTCGGCACCAGTCTCGATGTTAGCCATCGCTGTGTCGCCGACGTAGAGACGTGAGCCAAGAACGCCAAAGGCGGGCATGGCCGAACTCCTTTATTCTAGGGTGAAAGAAATTCGGCGGCTGCCTGTCGTCCCCGTATCGACCACGCCACCGCGGTGGCCGGCGGGGTGGGCTGTTAGCGGGTGTCGATCACGATGAACGGCACGCTGCCGCTGCAACGGTAGTAGTTGCCGCCCGGCTGGAGGCGCGGGAGGTCGCGGTCATACATGCGGAATTCGACCGGCGTAGGTGGATTGCCGCCGTCCATGTTTATGCCTGGGGCGACGGAGCGCAGTTCGAGCAACCCGGTCAGCGTTTCCACCAGGGCGATGGACGTGGTCTTGCCGGTTCCTATCGGGACGAACGCGTGGAAGAAGACGATGCCAGCCTCGAGGCTGATGCGCTTGCCGGGACTGCCGAACATCGATTTTTCAGCGTAGGTGCCTTCGATGGCGACGAAAACGAACGTCTCCACCGGGTCGTCCAAACTGTTCTCGTAGACAAGCGGCACCGACGCATAGGGCGAGCTTGCCCACCCCGTATCGATGAACGACCGGAGTGTGTCCTCTACGGTTTGCCAGGTCATCAGAAGCGCTTGGGCGTCAACACAAGGGCGGGGTAAGTGATCGACATGCCTCTCATGGCATCACGGCGTGGCCCGCCGTATCTCCGTCCTTTGTAAATGTGCCTGAGACTGTGCTTGAGCACGTAGGCATCCTCCAGATCGAGGAAGTCGAGGCGAGCCTCTACGATCCCGCCATACTTCTTGAGCACGGCTTGACGCACTTTCTCCACCACCCCAGGCGGCGCGTAGCGCTCGAACCCGCGCGCACCCGTGTTGATCTTTCGCGAATATGGTTGGTTGTTGGTGAGGATCACCACGTCGAACGGCTGGACCTCTGAGACATCGACCTTGCGTCCGTCCACCAACGTGAACCAGCTCTCGCGGTAAAGGCCGGGATGCCCAGGTCTTGCATCGCTTGCAGTGCCAACCGGCGAGAACTCGCGAGCCTTCACCATGGCGAATTCCACGATCTCCCGCATCCGCAGGAAGTAGTAGGTGATGACACCGAACGGCTTGACCTCGTTCTCGTTCGCAGCCGGGTGCCCATCCACCTCGATGGTGACGTGCGGCTTGACTTGCTGCCGCGCGAGAAATTCCGCCAGCGTGCGCTTGGCGATCTCGATATGCTTGAGCTTGGCTTCCTCTGGACCGAAGCGACCCAGTTGAACTCGGATCGTCTCGGCAAATGCGGTTCTGGCCATTACATGCCCAGCGTCAGGATCCGGTGCATGACCGTCTGTGCTCCAATCACAATCGGATCGCTTGCAACGACCGTGAGCGTCTTGCCCGCCGCGATTATCTGATCGTTCCGTTTGACCGGTCCCGGCCAGCCCGCCTGGGCGATCTCCAGATCGGAGATCACCACCCGCCGTTCGAATTGGCCCATGTTGCCGGCGAGCTGCGTGGGCGCGGCGTCGTCGATCTTGGCCAGCACCGACACGTCAACCGGGACCGGGCCAAGGCGCCGCAGCGTCACCTGTTCGGCCCGCGTGGTGAGCATCATGAAGACCGATTGCGGGGTGAAGCTCATCGCACGACGTGATCCCGGTAATACGCAATCGTATCCGCCACTGGCTGGAGATCGGGCGGCAGCCCCTCGTAAAGCCCGGTCGAAGACAGCGGCACCCAGTAGTCCTCGGAGCCGACGTTCTCGATGGTGAAACGCTTGAGCAGCGGATCCCGGCCGGCGCTGGAGTATTTGTGCCGGATGATCGCCAGCACCGCGTCCTGCACGTCGGCCGGGATGGGATAGTAGCCAGCGGAATACTCGACGTTCACCGACGAGCCGCACCAGTTCCCGCGGGTATCGCTCATGAGCCGGTAGATCAGCCCGCCCGGTAGATCCGTCTCATAGGCCACCGGATCGAGCACCGTGGTGCCCTCCGTCACCGTGGCGATCAGGGTGATCGGACGGCGCCGCAGTCGGATCGGCAACCCATAAGGCTGCCCTGTGCCCCACGGGTAGGCATAGCCGCCATAGCCGTAGCCGGTGCCGATCAGGCGGAACACCTCGCTGACGTTCTCCTCCGGAAACACGACGCCGCAGATATTGCTAAAGCGCTGCGAAGTGGAGCTGATCCAGCGTTGCAGCCGGGCGTCCTTCGACGTGTCGGCGGGATCAATGCCAAGCTCGTCCTTCACGGTATCGAGGTCCACCAAGTCGTAGCTGCTTGCTGGGTCTATGACTGTCAGGATGCTGTCCATCAGGTCATCAACTCCCACAAAACGCCGTTCACCAATTCCGCTTCGTTGAACTGGCTATAGGCCAGCGAGTAGAGCCACTGCGTCCGATCCGGCATTGCCGGCCGCTCGATCATTCTCAGGTCCGTCCGTCCCACCAGGGCAGCCGCGCTGTCCGGATGAACGAATACCGGGGTGCCCAGAATCACTGCTTCGACAGCTGCGATGGAACCGTGCGTCACCAACGCATGCGCGTCTGCCAGATCGGCCTGGAGCGGGCGCTTACTCTCCTTGTCGCGGATGATCAGTTGCCGGTCGGTCACCCTGGCCAGGGCATCTATCGTGTCCGCAATCCAACTCTGGCACTGGTGGAAAGCCGCGTAGGTGCGGGTCGGCGCCGCTATCACTATGTGCCGTCCTCTCGCCCGCCACGGCGCCACGGGGGTGTCCAGAGCCTGCCAGCGATCCCCAGGCACGTCGCGAATAGAGGAAAGCTGGTAACCATTTATATGGAATCGGTAATATCCCCCGTTCGTTCCGCGAGGCAGCCACGCAGCAAACACTCTTCTGCAATAACCTCGATCCCAATACGTAAAGTTCCGCTTTGTCTTTCTCCACTCTGCGATCAGCGGCGTCAGTAGTGGCGTGCATCCAACAATCGGCATGATCTCTGGATCGAGCGCTGCCAGCTTCGCCGGATCGTGCCGAACGACACTTCCGCCCTTCGCCTCGATATGCCGCCCGATCCGCTCAAACAGATCGAGCTTGAACTTTTTCAGTTCCGGCGGGATCCACAGGCATGTCTTGGCCGGGTCCATCACTTCCGCCAGTGCTGCTGGATCCATGGGAGATCGGTAAACAGCATCGGATCGCGCCAACCCGGAAACACCACCAGCCGCGCATCCCGTGGCAACGCCGTGCCCTTGGGCCAGCCGGGTTTTGCGAATGCGTAGACGCCGCTCTCTGAACCCACCCGCCATCCGGCGGCATCCGGCAGCTTGTGCCAAAGCCAGCCTTGGTCGTCCGGGAATTCGAAGAACGGAATAGTCGCCGCCGCTCCCAGATTGAAGTCATCCCACACGTCAGGCCGATATCCCCCCCGTAGCATCATGATCGAACCGTTGTATGGGCAGGGGTTCGAGGCATTGGCGCCTTGCAGGATCACGAAATCCTCCGGCCGGTCGAACAGCGGATCCAATGGGCCGGTCACCACGCTGTCGAGGTCCATGCACACCAGCCGGTCCCCGTGAGCGATGCCCTGGCGGCGCTGCCACGCTGGATCGAACATCCGCAGCCTGGCGAAGCACCCCGGCACCTGCGTGAGATATACGTCGTCCGGTTCCGGCGTGAAGATCGACCACCGGTAGGGTTGCTGCATGTGCCGCGCCACGCCCGCCGTGAGCCTGGAGAGATGGAGATCGGCGTATTTCGTTCCCCAAAGCCAGCAGCAAATATGCAGCATTTATGCAGGCAGCTTGGACAACGCCTTCTTGCCCTTCTTCTTATCGGCTTTCACGAAGTCCCTAGCTACACTCTGCGGAATGCCCATCTTCTTGGCGAACTTCTTGTCGTGCTTCGCCGCCCTCATGGTCCTGACTTGCGACTTGCTCTTGCTGGGCATATCGCTTCTCCTTTCTCCAGATGATCCCTATGCCGTTGTCCTGGCCGGTCGGATCCAGCTTGATCTCGCGATAGCGATAGCCGGTCTTGATCCTCTGCCAGAACCCAGGAACGTCTATCCAATACTCGCCGTTCCAGTCGGCCGGGCGGTGCCAGGAGATGTCATGGAACGCCACTAGCTTCGCCAGCGGGCCGTAATGCATCCAGTCTGAGGTCACGAACGGCAGCGTATGCCCGCCGTCTATAAGCACCAGGTCAAACGGTCCCAGTTGGCGAACCTTCTCGATCACCTCTTTATCCGTGCTGTCACCCCAGATGAGGTGCGTGTCGTATCCCACCTTCCGCAGCTGCTCGACGCAGGCTGTGAGCGATACCTTGCTCTGCGGCCAATGCGGGCTGCCGGCGGGTAGATCGACAGCGACGGCGCGCGACCCCTTCGGCATCGCCCTGGTCACCGCGGTGAACGTGCCGCCGAACTTGCAGCCGATCTCGAGGTAGGTGGTCACGGCTTCGGTGCGGACCAACTCCAGGAACCGCGCTAGCTCTTCAGGATGCTGCAAAGCTTTCATGGCCGTTCCCAGATCGCCGCCACACCCAACGTCTTGCTGATATGGCTGGTGTGAATACGCTTCAGCGGCGCCAGTTGGTGATCCAGCGTCTTCATCTCGAGGTGGTTCTCGGCCGGCTTGTCGCTCGTGCCGCGCCACCCGAACCATTTGCCGGTGCGCCCGGCTAGCGCCACCATCAGGCTCTCCAGCGCTATCGGTTCCATCACCCGCTTCAGCTTGTGGTAGGTCGCCAGCATCAAAACGATATCGTAGCGCACGTCCCCGAACACCTTCAGCGCCCGGCCACCCTGTTCAAGGTCAACCACCTCAAACCGGCTGTCGCAATTGCGTAGGTCCGCGAATAGCTGGCGAGCCGTCTCGATCCCTGGCCCATAGTTGTCACAGCCATGCACGATGCGGGCGCCGTTATTCGCCATCTCGAAACCGACCAGCCCGCGATTGCAGCCTACGTCGAAGACCGATGCGCCCCGCGCCCGAATGACGAGGTCCAGCATCCCATCCAAACGGATGTCATGATACCCAGCAACACGGCGTTGAAGCGTGGCCTCGCTGGTTACGGAGGGCACAACCTTGCCATGGCATGTTCCAGCACTTCATCTGCCCCGATTGCCTGCATCGCTGCGGCACAGTGCGGGCAGGGATTGAGTGAGCCGCAGGCTTCGGCACCGCCGGTCAGGTTGGTGTGCATCTCGTAGCCGGTGACGGAGGGTGGAATGAACCCGCCGAACAGGACCACGCCTGGCACCCCAACCGCCGCCGCTCCGTGGTGCAAGCCGCCCTCGCCGCCGATAAACAGCTTTGCTCGCTCCATTATCGCGAGCGCGATGCGGAAGTTATGGCAGGGGAAGACGCGCACCGATTTCAGCAGTTTCGCGCCCCGATAGTTCAACTGCAGCACGTCATGCCCGTGGCCACGCAGCGTCCTGGCGACCGTTTCGTAGCGTTCCATCGGCCACTGTTTGTTGGCGACCGGCGACTTGGGCGACGGGTTTGGCTCGATCAGGATGAAGTCCTGGCCTGCCATCCGCGCGTATTGCTTCTCTTCCTTCGTCAGGTAAATCTCGCCTGGGGTGCAGTGGAAATCGTAATTCCAGATCCAATGTCCCGGTGCGTGCTTGTTATATAATCGATTGCCCTTATAGAACGGTATCCACTCCATCTGGAGGTGGGTGTTGACGTTCATCGCCGTGGCCTTCGGGTTGGCGATGTTCGGATTGCCCCTCCAGATCACCGGGCTGTTGGCGTCCCACAGGATGCGCTTGCCGTCTCCGAATGCGATTATCTTGCCCTTGGCAGCAGCACCTTTCGCTAGGCCTGCCCCGATCAATTGATCGCCCAAACCCATCTAAGCCGCACACCGTTCCAATTCGTTCCGCCACTCGTCCGCGAACTCCGAGTAGTAGAACCCCGGCATATCGGGCGTGCCCAAGGTGAAGTGCGCGATATGCACCCGGTCGCAGGGCGGCGACACGCCCACCAGATAGTTCCAACCGGCGTCCAACGCGCCGATGTCTCCATCATCGAGCCAGGAAAACCGATGCAATTCCCGCCCAGGCAAGGTGTTAATCAGGTCCACCGTCAGCGCCGCATTGGCCGGATGATCGCAGTTGAGGGCGAACACCGATGACCAGTTCTTTCGGTGGTATTTCGTCTGCACCTGACCGTCCATCTTCACCGTCTCGGTCGGCTGGTAGTCGTGCTGGACGCAGTAGAGCGCCTTGGAAGGATCCAGCTCGTCGAACAGATCGTTGACGTTGCTCCGGAACAGCACGTCGCAGTCGGTGAAGAGCACCCAGCCGGTGCCAGCCAGCTCCTTCACCAACCACCGGCTGTTGGCATGCTCAGTGGATTGCGGGGCATCGGAGATCGTGTCCCACATAACCGCCCAATCCGGCGAAAGCTGCCGCCATTCGAACGGTCGTCGGTAGAGTCCCCTTTGCTGCATCTCCTCTAGGGACAGCCACTGCACCGGCAGGCACGGAGCCATGTGCCTGAACAGGCTGGTGCGCGCCACGCGGAATGCCACCGCCTCGCGTCGGTCGAAGCCGAGATAGACGGTGCGCTTCATGCCCATTTTGCTAGCGCCTCATCCAGAGTGACCTTCGGAAAGCACGTCAGGACCGAGAACTCGGAGGCGTTGAGAACCTCGACGCCGGCCTGCTGCAGTTGAACGGCAGCGGTGGCGAATGCCTGCCGCCAGCGCCGGAAATTCCACTCGGCCGGATTGCTGCGACCGTTGCCCTGCGCTCGTCCATACCAGTGGACACCGTAATGGTCGTTCATGTCGTAGCCGATCAGCAGGATGCGGCGGGCACCGAACTGCACTGCCATGTTGAGTGCCTGAAAGCCCGAGTTGCCGCCCGATCCGACCTTGCCCTTTTCGGCTAGCACCAGCTTGTCGCTGGATGGATCGGAAATGCCGATCACCCGGATGTCCGGAAACCGGCTGGTGAGTCGTCCGGTCGCACACACCTTCAGCCCGGCATATTTCGGAAACCCGTTGCCGTTCCGCCACCACGCCGCGTCACACCCGTAGACCACGTCAGCCCACGGGCAGAGTTCGACGTTCTCCTTTATCGCTATGACGCGAAGCTTGCCGCGCAGTGCCGCGACATTCACCCGCTTGGTCGAAGGCCCCGATGCCACGATGGCGCAGACCTCGCCGCTCCAGTCGAGGAACCAGGGCGGCTTAATACCTTGTCCCGTCTGCCGCGAGCTGGGTGAGATCTCGCCCAGGCCGTCCCTCTGGTCCTGGCTCGCCGGCCTTTCCATCATGGCCATCCTTCCCGTCGCGGCCTTTTTTGACAGCCAGGCGCCAATCGGAATTCGCGGCGTAGATCGGCTTGAGCTTGGTATCGCGCCGCGCAATCCAGTATTCGCCGCCTAGCGAAACGCCATCGCCCTTGGCGTAGGCGCCTTCCTTCCACACGCCGCGGTCGATCGGCAGCCCGGTGGTGACCACGTTCTGGCTGATGACCTCGCCGCCGCGCTGGAGGGTGAACACGAACGTCCTGCCCTCGTCGGGCGTGACCACGCTCATGTCTTCCGCGCTCAGACCATCGCGGCCATTCGCGCCCGCCAGTCCATCCTTGCCGTCGATCCCATCCCGGCCCGCCGGTCCTGGCATCCCGTCACGTCCGTCACGACCTGGCGCGCCGTCCTGGCCCGGTTCCGCAGCGGGGAGCGAAGCCACTGCTTGACCGACCAGCTTGAGGACGATGCCCTCAGTAACTTCAGGATCGGCATCAATGCCGTCCTTGCCGGGAGCACCATCCTTGCCCGGCGGGCCAGCTTCAGCAGGGGGGAGCGCGGCAACAGCCTCAAGGATAGCTTGCCGCATTTGCTCCGGATCAACGTCCCTGCCGTCTCTGCCAGCCGGCCCCGGCTCACCGGGGGCGCCATCCTTGCCAGCTTCGGCCGGCGGGAGTGCCGCCACTGCCTCGGCCACGAAAAGCTTGAGCACTTCGGGGTCATAGTCTCTCCCCGGCGGTCCCTCTGGCCCAGCTAGACCCGGCTCGCCGGGTTCAGGGACCGGTAGCTCGGCCACAGCGCGCTCTACTTGCGCCTTGATCAGCTCCACCACCTCGATTGTATCGACCCCACGCCCATCCGCGCCGTCGCGCCCAGGTGGACCGGGCGGTCCTGCCACGGCCTCGCGCGCCTCGAGCACCTCGATGCGTGCCAGTAGCGGCGCCGCCACACGCTGAATCGCTTGATGCAAAGGCGGCATCAGGGACTCTATGATTGTTCGCACCTCGAGTGCGTGCATCTCCCAAGCCCCTTTTGCGGGTTATGCGGCCAGCAGGCGAAGCTGCGTGTTCGCCTCCAGCCGCACCAACTCAGCGAGCGTTTCCAGATCGAGGTCACGCTGCTGATCCTGGGTGGCTGGAGGCGGCACCGCGGGCGTCGGGTTCGGGGCTGGCCCGGCTGCCGCGAATGGGTTGTCGCTCGCATCGCGCTTCGCTAGCGCCGCGAGGCTGTAGTCCTGATGCTGCAAGTATGGTGTATCGCCGCCATCAACCGGCTTGTAGCCAAGCCTTTTTCTGCCTTCGTTCGGTGACAGCAGACCCCCTCGGACCCCATCGGACAAGGCTTTGAGAAGGGTTGCCGTATCCATCCGCAGCAGATCGTCGAGGTCGGCCTCGGAGCCATAGTTGTGGCCGGGCACGTCGAGCAGCCCCAGGCCTTCGTCGAGGCATATCTCGATGTTCTCGATCAGCCCTTGCAGGCACTGTGAGTAATACTGCTGATCCAACGCTTCGACGTTGTTGTAGTTCGGCATCGGACCGACGCTGATCTTATGCGGCGGCACATGAAAGCAGGAACAGATCGCCTCGACGGTCCAATGCAGCTGCTCGATGAGTTGCGAATCCACCGCATTGAAGGACATCGGCTCATACTTCAGCCCGTCCCCGACGACCGCTACCCTGCCGACGTTGTCTCCGGTGTAATTCGCTTCCCAGTGGGCTTTGAGCCGTTTGGCGTCTTCCTCGCTGATGCGTGCCGGTGCCACCAGAATGCCGCTGGGCTGCGATTGCTGGCGGAAGAATTTGGAAGATTGCTTCTGGATGTTCAGCCCGGTCGCCGCAGCCAGACCGCATGCCGTCAGCGGGGAAACGCCGCATAGCGGATGGAAGAGCGGCACCATCACGTCGTGGATAATCTCGCTCGCCGGAACCACCAGGTCTTCGCCGCTCTCCTCGTAGATGCCCGCGAGGTTGTCCTTGGCGAGCTGGTAGTAAACCTCGCCGTCAGGGGCGACGAGCGCCCGCGTGCGGATCGGATCGAGGATATACATCGCCCGCACCGCACCCTGGTTCGGGCCGGTCCCGCGGTTGTCCCTCTCCTTCAGCACGTAGGTGTTGCCGTGGACGAGCTTGGAGACGATCCACTGTTCGAAGAACTTTATCCTGTTCTGATACCGGTTTGGCTTCGCGAGGACCGGCGAGAACGTCGGTGAATACGTCTCGCTCCAGATGCCACCGGCATCCTGCTCGACTAGCCGAATTCGGACTTTGGAGATGTCGGACGCGATCAACGTAATGCAGGAATAGACGGCATGGTAGGATGCGATGCTCTCAGGCCGCATCTCCATGTTGCGCTGCCAGGCGCCGGTAAACGGCTCATGCACCAGCGGGTAGAACGGATACCAGGTTCGGCCACTATCGGCACCGCCATACTGCTTTTGCTCTAGCTCCGTGGTGCCGGGATCGATCACCCCTCAATCCTCCGGCTGTAAATCGCGGCGTCGATAGGGACGGCGCGTTCGCATCGGCTCTTCCTCGCTCGCCGTGGCCTCCTCGACCGGGGGCGCCTCTAATGGTTCCATTTCGGCCGCTGCCGGCGGCGGTGGAGGCGCTGGTGGTGGCACCGGCCTGGCAGGAGGAGCCGGCGGCGAAGGCGGCGGCGCGGGCGGCTTGTCTTGCGGCGCGTCGGACGCAATGCCGCGAAACTTCAGGATCTTGGCCTCGACATCCTTCACGTCGAGCACCTCGCCCTCCTTGGCGTCACGTTTGTTCAAGCGGTCCCAGACCTTGCGGCCCTTGTTCACGACGATCTTGACCATGGGTTTTCCAATCATGCGCGGATCCCGCCTCGCCAGTGTCCGACGAGGCGGGAATTCCACGGCTTTACTCGGCGTATTTGGCGCCGCTGATGTAGGCTACGCAGTCAGCGCGACGTTTCGCCCAGTTAATATAACGCTCGGCTTTGATCGCCATCATGTTGTGCTGCCACAACGATAGCAGGTTCGTCGTGCCGGAAGGCGGGCTGTCGGGCGCGCTATCCATCTGCAACGATGCTTCACGGCTGGCATCGATCATCATCTGCCCGTCGTCAGCGAGAAGAATGTCGCTGGCATTGGCCAGAATGATCGGGAAGCCATCGGCCGGCGAGCCACCACTCTGCGGCACACCTTCGGAGGTCACTACCGGCAGCCCCAGGAACGTGCCACCGGTCATGCCGATGCTAGCGAATTCCGGCTGTCCAAGGGCGTTCGTCATCAGCGCAATACGCATCGCGGTCTGCTGCGTCATGATCCATACCGCGCTAGCAATCGACATATTGCTGTCGAGGAAGCTAGCGATGAGCGAACCCACGTCGGCACGCAGCGCTGCCCCTGTCGTGCCCGATGCCGGAATCGGCGTCACACCATACGTGATGCTGGCCGGCGACACGTCGCTAGCAGCCTTGGACGGATCCACGAACTGCGCGTCCATATACTGCACGATGGCAGCCGCGAGTTCGTCACGCACCAGCCCCTCTGCCGCGGGACTGGAGAGCCGCACCAACTCGTCCGTCAACACGACGATGCCAGCAATCTTGCTGATATCCATCGTGATGCTGTCGAACGCCAGCGAGCTGATGGGCTTGACCTTGCCTTCGCCAACCCACTGCACGCTAGCCGCACCCGTCTGGCGCGGAATTTTCACCTTAAATGGAACCCGTCGCAGCCCAGGAATACGCCCGATGATCGTCATCGGACGGAGGTATTCGACGAACTCGGAAGCGAGGTTCTGGTATTGCACCAGCGGTCCCGCCCAGGTCGGATCCGTTGTCGTGCCCGCCGCTACCGCGGCACGCAGCACGATCTCCACGTTCGGCGTCTCATTCCGCCACTGCTCGTTGCTGGCCGCGATGCGCTCGGCCTGCATCAGGTTGCCCTTGGAGATCGCCAACGCCATCGTGTAGCGCGCGAACTCGGTGCCAGGCGGAAGCTTCGGCATCTTCACCACCGCCGCCACGCCGGAACGCACCAGACTGGCAGTCTCGCCATTGGTGACGCCCTCGACCGCGCGCGCCGACGCGATGTTCATCTTCTCCATCTTGCGGAGGTCGATGAGTTCGCGATCCACGCTCTCAATGTCGCTTTGGAGCGTCTCGAATTCTTCGCGCTCGGCTTCGTCCTTGGTGCGGTTCTCCTCTGCCGCGCCGTCTTGGATCTCCGACAAACGCGCGGTCTTCGCCTGACGCGTTGCCTCAAATGCGGTGATCTGCTCACCGATGGTCCGCTTACTCACTGGTTTTGCCTTTACAACGGATTTGGGTTTTCCCGTTGCGCCGGGCGGTGGATCGGCCGGAAGCGCATTGCCGTTCGCGGCGCGCAGTCCGACATCGATGCTTTTGATCAGGGTGATGCTGGCATCCTGATTGGCAGGCACGGTGACGAGCGACAGTTCCAGCACCTCGGTTTCGGTGAACCGGACGCCGCCGCCCTTTTCGATGAAGTTATATTCGATCGGCCGGAACCCGATGGAGACGCCTCGAACAAGGCCAGCCTTGAGCGACTGCCACGCCTCGTCGATGCGGTCCTTCAACGCCCCAGGCTCGGTCACTTTCGCCAGCCGGGCCTCGAACCCGATGCCCTTGGCAGTCGGCGCGTCGAACGTGGTCAGCCCGACAGGCTTGTCCGACTTGTGCTGCCAAAGCAGCGGCAGCGGGTTCTTGTATTTGACGCCCAACGGCTCGATGACATCGCCCATCCGGTCGGTGCTGGGCGTGGTCGCGATCCCTCGGATCACGCGTTCGTCCTCGCTGACCGATTTGATTTCGATCAGCGAGTAGGCACGGTTCGACACGTCCATGTCGGACCTCGTTTAGTTCAGGTGCTTTCGGGGACTTCAGGCGCTAGGCGGCGATGCAGTCTCTCTCTTGCGCCACTGGACTGCCATGATGAGAAACTGGCTTAGTAACTCGGCTTCGGCATCAGATAGGTTCATGAGAACGATTGAGTCTTCCACTGCGACTTTGTCGTCCTGATAGCGATGACGCTTAAGCTCAACAGTGATAGCCGGTATATCGCCCTCTTCTTCTTTAGTCAGATACTCAACACTGAGTTGACAGATATCGTGCCAACCGCTTGCCGAACTATCCCCTTCGAGATCGTCGATTACGATTCGTCTCATGGAAATCCGGCTCTCTCTTTACGCGAAGAAAAGCTGGTAGGCGGGTGCCATTTTCGGATCGGGGTTCGTTGTCATGATGTCAACCGCATCAAACATGGCCATGGCCGGGTCGATCTTCGCATCGCCGGCATTGGCTTTGGTCGCCCTCAAGGCTGTCGCGGTAGCCTCGATCTTCAGGTTCGCCACGCACCACGCCATCAGCCGGCTGCCGTGATGCCGCATCGTGCCGCTGGATAGCCTGCGCTCGGCCGTTTTGATCGCCCGCATCAGCCGAATGCCCTGGTTGACACCGACCAACAGTTTGTTTTCCTGCGTGACCTCGATCTCATCGAGCAGATCGACAAACGCACCGAACGGCCCCTCGGAGTCCGCTGCCACGGCGCCAAGGATGTCGCGCTGTTTGATCTCCGCGATCATCATGACGATCTCGGGTTCCACCGTCGCGATATCGTCCACGATGGTGAGGTCGCCGTCAGTGGCGAAGTCCTCCAGGGTCTGGGCGATCGACCGGCGCCGTTCGAGCACGCTGGTGTGGCACCACGCATGCGACCAGAGCAGCCAGTCCTTGTTGACTTTGTCGCGGCCCAGCACTGCCAGGCCGAAAAGGTCGTCCAGCCCGCCGCCATCAATCCCGACGACGATCACCTCGCTCCGCTCCAGCACCTCGTCGAAGGTCAGGTGCGGATCGGCGCGGTCGAGCCAGTATTCCGCGCCCGGCCAGCGGTCGGTGCGGAGGTTGATCCCGATCTCGATGTTAAAGTGCTGGCTTGCGAACAAGCCCATCGCCTGGGCACCCTCTCTCTCGGCTTTCATCAACTCCCGCGCCAGGAAGCCCTCATCGACCGACAGGTTGATGTTCGGGTTCACCAGGGGCCAGAACTTCGGATCCTTCCACTTCCCGCTGTTCGCGATCCGCTGCGGGTATTCGTAGAGCACCGGCAACATCGGCAGCTTGAGCTTGCCGTCTCTAACATCCCTTGCGTTGTGCAATTCGGTCCTGAACACCCCGACTGGCGGCGTCTTCGACTGCGTCGTGATCTGGATCAAGAACCCATCCGGCCGCGCCGCCAGGGCGCCCCGGATCTCGACGAAGATCGCATGCGCGCTCGCTTTTGTTGCGAAAACGTGTGTCTCATCAATCATTATGTAGGCGGATCGGATACCGGTCACGGTGTCGGTGTCTGCCGCCTTCACCTGAAGCTTGGCGCCGGTTAGCCTGTTGGTGATCGTTCTGACGTGGTTCTGTCGCTGGAACAGCGTCGTCAGCTGCGGATCCAGCCGGATCGACCCATCCACATGGCTGTAGGCACGATCGGCAACGTCCTTGGTGGGCGCGATGAAGGTTAGCTCTGCTTCCGGCCGGCGGTTGAGGATCAGCGCCGTCAACATGATGCAAGCAGCAGAGCCAGTCTTCCAATTTTTCTTCGGGATCAGCAGGAAGATTTCCTGTATGGCGCGCCGGTTTGTCTCGGCGTCGTAGCACCCGAAAATCGTCTCGACTATCGGATACAGCCACGGTGCTGCGGCTTCCCCGATCGTCGGCGTGCCGATCACGTCCGGTATTCTCAGCCGCTTGAAGCACCGCAATGCCTTCGCAGCCTCATCATCGAACAGCGGCAGCTTGGGCACCAGGCTCTGGCCGGCGAGGAGGCGTTTCTCCCAGTCGGGGCAGCTCGTATCCCAGGTGTCCATCAGCTAGCCCTGATCTCCGTGTGATGGATGACCGCTGGCGGCGGCATCGGCATAAGATCTTCACCCCATTCGCTACCCTCGCCGGCAGTGGTCGCCTTGGCCTGCGCCACCTCTTTCTTCCCGATGGTGCGATCCGCCATGCGCTCATGGCAAAACGGCGCGGCAGCCATCGCGAGCCGATCTCGACGAGCTGGATCGGCCGCGGGATCGTTGATCACACGCAGCATGTATTCCAGGGGGGTCATTCTGGGGCTGCCATCGGGCGCCGCAGCGATTGGGAGAGCATCGCCAGCTTGTGTCAGGGGCTTTAGATCAGGGTTGGCTTTTTTGCTCGGACCCTTCGGTCTTCCCGATCCGGGTCTGGGACCGCCTCGAGGCATCGTCAACGTCCTTTCGTTCACGCTTAGATCCATACAGCGGGGAAAAACTCTAGAAATGCC